ACCGCACCGACAAGGGCGCCGCCGCGGCCACCGCGCGCCTCATGACCAGGGTTCCGCGGGACGCCAGCGGCGTGACCACCATCACCGACGCCAACGCCGACCTTCCCGGTTGCGCGGACGCCTACCTTATCCAGCAAAACCGAGAGTTTATGGTGTGGCACCGCCTGCTGAAATTCCTCAAGCTGCCCCTCGCGCGCATTGACACCAGCGACAGGTTCCTCTTGCTTTTGTTCGGAAACCTCGTAATTCACGCAAATCGGAAGGGAATCCGGCTGAAAAATGTGGGCCGCGCGTCCCGTACCGTCACCATCCCGCTGCCGTAACCAGGCGGCATGACACCATAAACTTGGCCCGCGTGGGGGGCGCGGGCCGGAGTTTGGAGGGCGCACTTAAATGCCAGCTTCACCGACGAAGAAAGAGGAAAAGAGAGGGCCTGCCAAGGCCGCGGCGTGGGTTAAACTACGCAACGAATCCATGTGCGGCGACCCTCATCATAGCGTGGGCGATACCTGCTATCAGGTAAGCCCCACCGGCGAGATCGTGGTCCCATTGGCGCAAGCCGCCTGGCTGGAGTCCGCCGGATGGATCAGGGTGGGAGAGGTGGAGCGACCGCCAGAGGGATCCTTCTGGCCCGTGAGCGAAACCAGCGTGCCGCGGGACATGGACGAGGCGTATCAGACGGTGCGCGGCCTGGGCCTGTCGCCTGACGAGCTGCGCAAGCTGGCAGACCGGATGGAAAACCACCCGGCCGCGCCGCCGCCGGAGAAGCCGAAAGACACCATGGAGCTGAGCCTGGATTCGCCGCTGGAAGATCTGATCAAGGCGGCCAAGTCCCTGGGCCTGGACCCGCCCGAGAAGGCGGATCAGCGCACGGTGTTTAACATGATCGTGCAAAAAACCAAGGTGGGATAACCGCCTGGTAGTGAGGTGAAAGATGAAGGCAAGCCGACAGTTTCCGTACTTCTACCAAGAGGGCATCGACTACATCTCGGCGGCCGGCAAGCGCGGCGAGGGCGTTACCTCGTTCCTGGTCACTTCCACTGGCACCCCCGACGCGGTTGTTTTCGCGGAGCTGGGGCTGCCGGACATGGAAACCGCGAGCTACGTCGTGATCGCCCAGGCCGAGGGCTCAACCTGCACGGTGGACGAGAGCACGAAGGCGACCACCGGCTTTTCCATCCTGGGCGCCAGCGCCGCGGACGTGATCAACGTGATCGTGGGCGGTCAGTTCAAGGGCCAGAGGCGCTAGACCATGGTGGGAACGATCTGGAAACGCGGCGGACGGCCGCACCACCAGGCCGGCACAACCAAGGCCGCCACGGTGGAGGAGTGGGAGCTGGGCGCTCCTACCATGCACCTGTACTTCGCCAACACGCACGCCAGCGAAAGCATCAAGATCACCTTGACCAGCAAGGCGGACGCCGACGCCGGCCTGGGGATCACGGTCGAGCCGCGCACCACCTGGGCGCTGGACGTGGAGTGCACGAGCGTGTGGACGCAGAGTACAAACCCCGCGACGTTTGAGATCACCACCACGGCCAGGGGTTAAGCATGGGCGGCGGGGTCAGCTCGCTAGATGCAGCCTGGCAGCGCCAGGAATGGACAGCAACGGGCGGGCAGACCGTGTTTACTCTCAACCGGACGCCAAACCAGCCGTTAAGCGTGGAGGTAACACGCAACGGTGTAGAGCAGCATGAAGGCACCGATTTTTCCCTATCGGGCCTGACAGTGACATGGATAGGGCCGGCGCTGGACGCTGGCGAACAGATCATCATTCGGTATTTGTAACCAGCAAGAAAAAGGGAAACAGGAACCATGCTCATTCGTACCAAACAGCTCAACGCCGGCATTCTCGCCGCAAGCGCCGCCGGTCGCGCGCTCATGGCGGACAACTTCTTCGACAGCTCCACCGCGGGTGCCAAGTTTGAGGCCAGCTCAATCGCCCTGGCGAAGCTGGCCGAGGCCGTGCTCCAGGCGGACGGCGGGCAGGCGCTCACTGGCGATCTCCCGGCCGGCAGCAACAAGATCACCGGCCTGGCCGCGGCCACCACGAACGGGGACGCGGTGCGCTACGAGCAGGGGATCCTGGCGGACGGAACCAACGCCTTCAGCGCCGATCAGAGCATGGGCAGCAACAAGCTCACCAACCTGGCCGCCCCGACCGCGGACGCGGACGCCGCGCGCAAGGTGGACGTGGACCGCGCGCAGGAAGGTCTGGACGCCAAGGACAGCGTTGCGCTGGCAACCGACACCGCCCTGGCCGCCAACACGCAGGCTGGCACCGGCGTGGGCGCCACCCTGACCGCGGACGCCAACGGCGCGTTGACCGTCGATGGTGTGGCAGTCGCTTCTGCCGACCGGATTCTGGTCAAGGACGAGTCCTCTGCCCCGAATTGCGGTATCTACACCGTCACGCAGACCGGCGACGGCAGCAACCCGTTCATCCTGACCCGCGCGGCGGACGCAGACGGCGACCAGGATAACGTCACCGGCGGCATGTTCTGCTTTGTCGAGAAGGGCTCGACCAACGCTGACACCGGCTGGGTGCTGACCACCAATGGCGTGGTTTCGGTGGACTCCGACGATCAGAACTTCACGCAGTTCTTCGGCGCCGCCTCCGTCAACTACGAGGACGGCGACCCGACGCAGATCGGCGCGGACAGCGCCGCCGCACCGGGCTCCAACATGACCGCGGCCCGCGGCGATCATCAGCACGCGATTGCCACCGGCGCCCCGGATTCCACCCTGGACGGTGCGAGCAGCAACGCGCCTGGCACCAGCAACAACCTGGCTCGTGCGGACCATGTGCACGCGCTGGACGTGGGCGCTGTGGCCGACGTTATCCAGCCGGATGATGTTGCGGCCGAGGGCACCGACGACACCCTGGCCCGTGCGGACCACACCCACGGGATCTTCTGTGCGGCCCCGACAGCCACCCTGGACGCCGCGAGCACCAATACCGAGGGCGCCGGCACCAGCTTCGCCCGCAACGATCACACGCACGCTCTGGACGTGGGCGCCGCCGGTTCCACCGTGGACCCGGACGTGGCCGCAGCTCCCGGCACCGACGACACCCTGGCCCGCGCGGATCACGTTCACGACATCGGCGTGGCCGCTCCCAGCTCCACCCTGGACGGTGCGAGCAGCAACGCCGAGGGCTCCAGTTCCAACCTGGCGCGGGCCGATCACGTTCACGCTCTGGACGTGGGCGCGGCGCCGTCGAATCCGGCGGCCACCCCCGTCGAGGGCACCGACGACACCATTGCCCGTGCGGATCACCAGCACGCGCGTGACGTGGAAGCCCAGGAGAACATCACCACCGAGGAGATCACCGGCAGCGACACCGCGCTGTCCATGACCCTGGGCAGCACCCCGACCGTTGCCGGCAGCGTGCAGCTCTGGCTCAACGGCGTGTTTCAGGTGCAGGGCGCTGGCAAGGACTACACCGTCAGCGGGACCACGATCACCTGGCTCGCCAGCTCCGGCACGGCGGTGGACATGGATACCAGCGACGTGCTGGTGGCGCGCTACAGCAGGGCGTATGCCTAAACTGGTGCGTTGACGCACTAGCTGACTTGCGCTGACAATAGTTCCGGCGCCTGGGCTTCGGCCTGGGCGCCGGGATCACTAACTGGAGGGCACCATGAGCGATACCGCGGGGCCGATCCAGATTGGCGGCGCCGGCACCACACCACCGCAGCCACCTGGCTCGCACCAGAGAACACAACTACCACCGAAACAGGTACGCGGCATGGAGTCCCCCGCCGTGGTCATGCTGCATCCGGCCCAATGGAACGGTAACAGCGGGTGGTGGAGCCATGACGGCATCCTGCTCGGCGGCATTGCCATTGACGGGCCGTTCCCAGGCGAGGGCCAGGAGCCGCCAGAGGGGCCGCACAAAACGCTGCTGGCCTACTCTCCGACGCGGATCCCGCGCGTGTGGGACGGCAAGAAATTCGGCATCACCGTCGAGTATGAGTCCGAGAGGCCGGAGTCGCGGTTTAAGTTCCGCGTGTACTACTCCTGTGGCGACCCTTCGGAGCGCAAGCTGTGGGAGGCGCGCTACATGGAGGGCCAGAACAACGGCAAGCGCCGGTTGACGTTCAATTTGGCGCCGCAATTCGTGGTGGGCGACGAGCTGTTTTGTTGCACGCTGGAGATCATCCGAGTGCAGCCCGATCCGGTGCTCATCTATGGATCCTGGCTAGAGATCGGGGTTTAACCATGGGGGAGCACCGGCCGGAAGTAACCACCTCTGAAGGGCGGCCGGAGGCCACCTCTGAAGGGCGAGCGCGGCCGGAAGCGACCGCGGAAAGCCAGCAACCAGAAGCCACGGCAGAGCAGGCCGCGCCGGAAACCACCGGCCAGGGCGAGCTGCGACCAGAAGTAGCGGGAGGCTGAAATGGCCCTGATCAAATTGCATGTTGCCGTCAACAGCCTGGACGAAGTGCTAAAACGGTATGATCAAGTCAAGGTCTACCGGAGCACAACCGGCGTGACTGGCACCTACTCTGAGATCACCACCGCGGACACCCGGATCAAGCTCCTGGCAGGCCAGGCGCTTTACACGTTCCATGACGCCGCAGGCGACCGCACCTACTGGTACAAGACCGCCTATTTCAACAGCGGCGACAGCTCTGAAAGCAGCCAGTCCGACCCCACCCTGGGCGACGACGCCGAGGTGTTGACCGGCATTTTGACCATTCAAGAGCTGAAAGACACCTTCTTGTACGGCCTGGATTTGACCGATGATCGGGGCAACGAATACCCTGATATTATGTTTGAATTTGGCATCAGAGCGGCTATTCAATGGGTGGAAAAACAGCTTGATCTTTTCATCCGGCCCACTTCGAGGGTAGAGCGCCACGACTTTAATTTGCGCGACTATCAAGAGTGGATGTTTATCCAGCTCGACAAGTACCCCGCGATCAGTTGTGAGAAGGTCGAGATCATCTGGCCGTCTAGCTCTGAGAAGATCTCGTTTCCAACCGAGTGGATCAGCCTGCAAGCCGACCTGGGCCAGATCAACCTAGTGCCCACGCATGGCACGCTGGCGCAGGCGCTCATGGTGCTGTCCGGCGCTTGGCTGCCAGCTCTGATCGGCGGCATGAGCTTCATTCCCAACGCGGTGAGCGTGGAGTACACCGCGGGCTTTCCGTTCGGCGCGCTGCCTTACGACATCAAAGAAATGATCGGGATGCGCGCCACAAACCCGATCCTAAATACGGCCGGTGATTTGATCGCTGGTGCCGGGATCGCCAACTATTCGATCAGCATGGACGGGATCAGTCAGACCATCGGCACCACGGCTTGCCTGGCAGGCTCCACCCTGGTGGACGCGCCTGGCGGCCAGGTGGCAATCGCGGAGCTGCACCGGCGAGTCCAGGCCGGCGAAGTGGTGGAGGTGTACGGCCTGAACGAGCGCACCGGCAAGCGGCGCGTGCAAGAGGTGATCGCGTCGTTTGATAGCGGCAAAAAACAAACGCACGAGCTGCGCATTGGCAACGGCGGCGTGGTCAGAATGACAAAGGACCACCGCTGTCTTACTGGCTCCGGCTGGCGCACCATGGGTGAGCTAAACCGCGGCACGTTGTTGATCGACGGAAAGGGTATGTCCGCGCCGGTGGAGTCCGTTGGCCCTGGCGAGATGGAACAGACGTTTGACCTGGAGATAGAGGCGCCCTGGCACAACTTCAGTGTAGCAAATTCCTCAATGATTCTGCATAATTCGGCCACAAACGCCGGCTACGGAGCAAGAATATTAAACTACGAGAAACACATCAAGGCGCAGCTCCCGGTGCTCCGTAAGTTCTACAAGCGCGTCGGCCTGGCGGTGGGGTGATGGCTGAGTTTAAGCCTGAAATACTGACTGGACCGCCGGACGGCGAAAAGCCCACCGGCGGGCAGCGCGTCGATTACAAGGTCGGCAAGCTCGACAACTTCATCTATACCAAGGGCCAGCGCGCATGGTGGAGCCGCGCAGCTCTGTGCCCCTGCCAGGGCAACCCAAAGACAGATCAGCCGGCGCTGAATTGCTCGCTGTGCAACGGCAAGGGGTATTGGTACTTCACGCCGCAGCTCGGCGCGACGGCGCAAGAGGTGGACCTGGCCGGCAACCCGATTGAAGTAAACGAGGCCGCGGACGCCGTTGGCGTGGTGGTAATGATCACGTCTACCACGCAGGATCCGCAGATCTATGAGCACTTCGGCCAGTGGCACTTTGGCACCGCCAAGCTCACCGCGCAGAGCCCCAACCGCCTGGGCTACCGGGACAAGTTCTCTTGCCGGGACGCTGAAATGTGGGCAGGCCAGCTCATCACCTCAGACGGCGGATCCGAGATCTCGGTGGTAGGCGAGCAGAGCGACAAAGGGCTATGGAGTCCGGCCACGCGGGTGACGTTGCTGCGCAGCGTGGCGACGGTTTACCGCGAGGGAGATGATTTTGAGCTGACCAAGCAGGGCACGATCCGCTGGCTCGGCGCACCACCGGCCGCCGGTACGATCCTGTCCTACTACGGCGCGTTTCATCCGGTCTGGGTCATTATCGAGTTTCCGTTTGCCTACCGTGACACCCTGGTGGAAAAAAAGCGGCAAGCTGACAACCTGGCAGACCAGCACGCGCAGCTCCCCATGAGCGCAGTTGTTAAACTGGATTTTCTGGCATGATCGACGTTGAAATAAGCGGCAAGGTGCCCGCCCTGTTTCGCGCCCTGGCGACAGACGACGTGATGGACAACGTGCTAGACCAGCTCGCCAGCGCGGCCCGTGCTCACTGGATCCGGCTGGCGACCACCGACTTGCACGCCAGCGGCGCCACGGTGGACGAGTACCAGGACGGGATCAGCGAGGTGGAGGTGGGCCATGGCACGCGATCCATTACCTTGCTCGGCTGGTTTCCCAACGCGATAGAGGGCGGGCTCATGCCCTACGACATGCGAAAAACGCTGCTCAAGCCAGGCAGCAAGATCCGGCGCATGAGCAAGGACGGCCACGCCTACGGCTATGTTCCGTTCCGGCATTCCACGCCTGGCAGCCGCGGCAAGGCCGGCCCGCCCATGGGCAGCCCTTACGCTGAGCGGGGCGACCTGTCGCTGGCTGGCACCGGCCGGCTGGGACCGCAGATAGCTCTGTCCGTACAGCGCGCCACGGCGCCCATGAGCCGCGAGCAGGCCCACAAGGTAGGCCAGCGCGTGCACCGCCAGGCGGCCCGCCTGGGCGGCACCGTGAGCGCCGGAGCTGTAACGATCTGGGGCGGGAGGCTGAAGGCTGGCTCCGGCAACGCTACGGCCAGGGCGAGAGGTGGCGTAAAGGCCGGCGTGCGCAAGCTGTACCGCCACCACACCACCGACATCTATCAGGGCATGGTCAAAAAGCAGCACGTCTACAAAAAGGCGGTGCAAAGCCAGTACATGACCTGGCGCACGATCTCGGAAAAAAGCAAGGTAGGCTGGATGCACCCTGGGATCATGCCGCGGCACCTGGCGCCCAAGGTGCAACAGTACGTCGAGACACAGGCGCCGCGGGTCATCCGGCGCACCATCACCGCCGCGGTTAATCACCGCGGGTTGAAGCAGATCCTATGATCGAGCGGACGATATACGACATTTTGACCGATGGCCTGGCGTGGTTTCAGGCGGACACCCGGCGCGTGGTGAGCTTCTACGTTGACCATTGCGGGATCCCCGCGGCCGAGGCGGGAGAGATCGAGACTTATTTTAAGGCGCACCCGCCCAACATCGTGATCGGCTACCCGCGCGGGTCCGGCCCGTTTCCGGCCTGGGCAATCATCCTCGAAAGCGACTCGATCCGGGATCGGTTCATTGGCGACCAGGGCGAGTATGCGCCGGACGATGAGCCGGAATACACCGACGAGGACGGGGAGCTGGCCGAAAAGGTTGTCATGCGCGTATCAGCTCGGTACGGCGTTTACACCTACAGCCTGGGCAACCCCGACGTGGCGCTGCTGTACTACAAGCTGCTACGCCAAATCCTCTTGAAAAACATTGATACCCTGATCGCAAACGAGGTGGGCGATCTGGACTTTAGCGGCGCGGACATGGCGCCGGATCCGCGGTATCTGCCAGAAGATATGTGGGTACGGCGATTGTCGCTGACCCTGGATCTTGAAGAAACAGCCTGGGAGGCCAAGCCCAAGGGCGCCAGCGTGACGGCCACTGTGACGGGCGTTTACACGACGTGAGGTGAATCGTGCCAAAGACAGAGACAGAGAAGAAAGCAGCGCCAGAGAAGAAAGCAGCCGCGGCAAAGCCGGCGGCGCCCCTGGCGGCAGAGCTGGAACCAACAGAGCTGGTGGTGGACGTGGATCAGTTCTGCCAGGCGGCGGGGCTTCGGCCGGAGCATCGGGGCGGTTTCTGCGCCTGGCTGACTGACCGCGAGCCGCGGCCGATGGTACAATGGCGCGCAGCCTATGAAAAATACCTGAGCAGCCCCGTGATCTAGGAGAGGAACAATGGCAGCTTCGACACTCTACTTTAATGGGCGGCTGTACCGGCGGCCTGGATCATACTCGACTGTGGACGCCAGCGCCCTGGACGCGGTTGGAATCAGCGCCACCGGGATCGTGGCCGTGGTGGGCACCTCGAAGGGCGGCAAGCCCTACAGCGCGGTGTCCAGCTCCGACGTGAAGGGCACGCTCCAGGCCAGCACCAGCCCCGGCAAGGCGAAGGGGTTTTTCCAGAAGGGCAGCCAGATGATCGAGGCTGAGAGCTTCCTCTTTAACCCGTCCGCGGACGAGGATATTGAAGGTGGCGCGCAGAAGGTGTTTTGGGTCAAGCCCAACAAGAGCACCGCCTCGACGCTGGCAATGGCAAACGGTGACGGGCAGGCCATTGTCTACACGTCCGAGGACTACGGCTACCATACTCAGCAGATCTCCATTGCCCAGGGCGCCGGCACCTCCAAGGGCAAGCTGATCACAATCACCGGGCCGTACCAGGGCGTGCAGACCACCGAGGCGTTCGATAACGTGGGCGGTGACGTGCTGTTTACCTGGAAGTATCTCGCCACAGCTCCGGCCGGCGGGTTTACCACGATCACGGCCACCGCCAGCGCCACCGCGCTGCTTGCTGCTTTCACCCGAGACAGCGCCAGCCTGACCGGCGAGATCGATGCGCAGATCACCGCGGGCAACGCGATTGAGCTGTCCAGCGCCGACGCGGGCGACACACAGGTGGTCCGTGTTTACGGCATGGACAACGCCGCGACTCCGGCCGCGCAGACCGAGGAGATCACCCTGAACGGCACCACCGCGGTTTTGGGCACCGCGGTGTGGAGCAAGATCCACGGGATCAGCATCCCGACCGCACCGGCCGGCACCGTGACCGCCAAAAACGGCGCAGGCGGCGCCACCGTGGCGACCCTGACGCCGGCAGCTCTGACCAAGGGCCTGTCGGTCTGTTCTGACTGCCCGGTGGGCAAGGGCACCCTGTCGGTCAAGGCCAGCGGCGCCTCCACCGACAAGGTTGGCGTCTACGGCCTGAGCGCCAGCGGCACCTTGCAGTACGAGGTGATCACCCTGGCAGGCACTACCCCGGTTGCGGGAACCTCCACATGGAGCCGGATCGATTATGTGGCAATGGGCGCGGTTGCCACCGTGACCGTGACCGTGAGCGGCACCGCGGCGGCCGTGTATTTCTCCGGCTACGACACGATCCAGAAGGCGGCGGATTACATCAACGGCTTGGGGGGCATGACCTTCACCGTCGTGACCGGCAAGACCGGCTACCTGCTAACCAACCTGGACCGGATCAGTACCGGCGTGAGCATCAAAACCACGGCGTACAGCTTCTACGGCGATCTGTGGGCGATCATCGAGAAGATTAACGCGGAGTCCGGCCTGGTGACGGCGGCCCGCGGCAGCGTGGGCTCCGGCGTGCCGACCAACGCGGCGGCGCAGTACATGGCCGGCGGCAATGAGGGCAGCTCCACGCCAGGGCAGGAAGGCACCCCGACCGCCACCGCGGCAGACTGGCAGGCAAGCCTGGATCTGCTCAAAAAGGTGTTCGTCAACACCGTGGTGGTTTTGACCCCGGACGCGGCGGTCCATGCGCAGCTCAAGGCCCACTGTGCCTATATGGGCGGCGCCGGCCAGATGGAGCGCGACGGGATCGTTGGCGTGATGAATGCCGCGAAAACCGGCATGGCGACAAAGACCGAGATCAAGAGCCAGATCGTTGCGATCAACTCGCGGCACCTTCGCGTGGTGGCGCAGCGGGTCCAGCGTTACAACGCGGCCGGCAGTAAGGAAACATTCGAGCCCTACATGGCGGCGCTCCTGGCGGCCGGTATGCAGGCCGGGTCCGAGGTGGGCACCAGTTTGACCAACAAGCTGATGAGCACCTTGAAGATCGAACAGGACAGCTCGTGGAATCCCGCCGACGACGCGGAGGAAATGCTGGAGGCCGGCTTGCTGTTTGGCGAGGTGGTTGACGGCCAGGGCATCCGGTGGGTCCGCAACGTCACGAGCTGTGTTAGCTCAAACAACCTGAGAGACACCGACGCGAACGTCAACGAAGCGGTTAATGTTTTTGTCTACAACTTCCGTTCCGAGATGGAAAGGGCCGTGGGCGCCCGTGGCTTTGCTTCGACCGTAGCCGCCACCGATGGTGTGGCGCGGGAAAAGCTCCGCGTGCTCACCGGCGTGGCAATCGTGACCTGGCGGTCGCTGAACATCACGCTCACCCTGGACGTGCTTGCCATCGACGTTGAGGTCGCGCCGGTTATCAGCATCAACTTTGTGCGAAACACGATCCATCTGGTGAGCGCACCGATCAGCAACGTCGCCAGCTAAGCGAGGTCTATCATGGCAACCAAGCCGACAACGAAAAGCATCACCGCGGCACGGTGCAGGATCCAGATCAACGGCAAGATCATCGGGTTTGGCACCGGCCTGCAATGCAACGTCACCTATTCTTACCAGCCGGTTGAGGTGATCGATAACCTGGAAACAGAGGAGCACGCGCCCGTAGGCTATACCGTGGACGGGTCAATCTCCCTGGTGGAGATCAGCAAGCGCAGCTCCACCACCATGGGGCTCCGGCCGCCGCGGGGGAAGGACGCAGACGAGCATCTGCAAAACCTGCTGCTGATGGACGACGCCGTGATCGTGCTGATGGACAAGGGCGTGAACAAGAACTTCAGGCAGATCCAGGGCGTGCGGTTCAATTCGGACGGTTTCAGCGTGAATGCTCGCGGTATCGCGGGCGTCAACGTCGGCTTCCACGCGATCAGGGAATTGGACGTGAGCGAGCTGTAACCACCACGCAGTACCAAAACGGAGGGCGCCACCATGACCGAGGGCAATCGTGATCCCGGCAAGGACAGGAGCAAGAAAGAGTTTAGCTTCCGCCTTCGCCACGAAACCAACCGCGGGCGAGTCTACGAGGGCAACTTTACAAACCGGATCCTGTCCAACGGCCAGCGATTGCAAGTCAAGGCGCTGGCAGCTCGGTACAGGGACAACGCACCGATCAGCTCGATTGATCGGGCCGCGTTTGCCTTTTCGGAAGCCTTGGCTCATGTGTCAGTCAGCTTGGACCCTGAAGATCTGCCGGCCTGGGCGGAAGATCTCGAAGCCCTGTTTGACGAGTCCGTTATCTATGCGCTCTATGAGGAGGTGGCCCAGCATGAGGCCATATTTCACGGACGCGCAGCGGATCCGGGAGCTGGCGATAGCGAGGGCGCAGAGGGAGAGGGATAGCCTGTATTGCTGGTGGCGCGACCGCTACCAGCCGCAGGTTGCGCAGCCCTGGGAGGACCGCACGCCTGGCGGTCTGCTCGAAGAATACTATTACACTCTCGCGGTGGAGCTGGAGCGCGCCAGGGCGGACTGGCGGCGCGAGCCTACCCCTGAGTCGCGCGAGCGCGTGCAAGAGCTGGAGCGCGTGCTGGCGGGCCAGGGCGAGGCGGATACGGAGGACCGGCGCTGGCTGGACGACATGATGGATCGTTTGGAGGCAGGCGACGACGGCGAGCCAGGCGGTGACGAGCTGGAGTGGAGCAACCCCAATGGCTGATGTTGAAACTGGCGTAAAAATCACCTCCAAGGGCAACGCCCTACAGGGGATCAAGCGGGACATGGACGCGGCGTTTAACCCGCGCTCTGTCAAGGAATTTACCAAAACCGCCAAAGAACTAGAGGCAGAGCTGAGCCGCGTCAACCGCGAGCAGTCCAAGATCGCTTTGCAGCTCCGCGAGGTGGACAAGGGGTCCGACGCATACGTCAAGCTCCGCGACCGAATGGCGGACGTGAAAGAGGAAGCCGCCCTAGTCAATACGGCCCTGTCGAACCTACGCCGCGAGCACAACGAATTTGCCCGCCAGATGGATCAGGCAGACCGCAAGGCGGCTACTCCGGCTGGCCCTGGCATGGGCCGCAGTTTTGTTGCTGGCATGGCCCAGGGCGTTGGCGTGGCGCAGTACATTCCCGCGGATCGGGGCATGGCCGGCCGAATGGGCGGCGCCATGGTTGGCGGCATGTTGCGCGGCGGGCTAAACCGCGGCATAGGCGCAGCCACCACCCCTGGCGTGGGCGGCCTGGCTGGTCTGTTAAATGCGGTCCCCTGGATAGGTCCAGCTCTGGCTGGCGGCGTGCAACAGGGCGCTTCGCTGGTGCAAGAGCGCATGGGATTCGACGCGCAGCGGTTGCAAAACCTGCCCTATGCGGTTGGTAGCGTGGAAGGGCTACAGCGTGCCGCGCAGCTCGCGGGCCAGTCCAGATCGACAAAGGTGCCAACTGCCAAGGTTGCAACGCCGGCCGGCCATGCTGCCAACCCTTTGGCACCACCGCCGGGGTTGGGGCTAACGCCGGTTGAGGCGGCGTTGTGGCAGGGAATGATGGAAACGCGCCGGGAAAAGTCGATTGCCCACACGCTTGCAACGGGTGAAACGGGAATGACGGGTGATTGGGAGATCGACTCATATCGTCGCCACAAGAATCAGTCGTACCTTCAGAAATACGGCATGGCAAAGGCCGACGAGTCTAAGCAAATACAGGCCGCCATGGACAAAAAGAGCGCGCTAAAGACGCAGGCGGGAGCCATGACGGGCGCGTCACTTAACTGGACTCCAGGCGCCGGGTTTGGGGCTGACCTTGGGTTTGGAGCTTCGCAGGTACAGAGCGCCTGGGGTAGTTTCATGGGAGCCAGGGGAGGATCGGGCGGCGTGGGGCCGCGCGGTTTCAGGGAAGCGTTGTCGATACAGCGCCTATTCGGGATCGACACGGGGACTCAAGGCCAGTACGCGCGGCAGTTTATGCCAGGCGCGGGCGGCAAAAGCGGCGCGGGATCCAGTCTTAACTTCACCCTGGGCACCGCGATCATGCAGGGGTTGCAGGGCGCGCAGATTGGCGAGTACCTGCAAGGGATCCTCACGCATACCAAGGCCATGGAACAGGAAGGGATCAAATTCAGCGTCAAGAACTTGACCGGCACCGCGGCCATGATGAACGCCGTTGGTCTGCAAGGGCTACAGGCTCAGCGGGTGTCCGGCGGGCTACAGCAATCAGCGCGTAGCCTGTCGGCTGGCGGCGTGCAAAACCCGATTCAAGTGCTCATGGCACGGGCCGCGGGCTGGACGCCGGAAGGCGGCGCTGAGAGTTACGCCGGAGCCATGAACAAGCTCGCCGGGGGCATGACGCCGCAGATGATGGAAAAATTCCTGGGCATGATCATGCAAGGCACGTCGTCGTGGGGAAAGCAAATGCGCACGCTGCTTGTCCGGCGGGCGTTGCGCCAGGCCGGCGCTGCAATCGGTCCAGACCAGGCCGAGATGTTCATTGATAGCTTTCAGGACGGTCGGCTAACCGACGAGGCCAGGGAGGAGTTAGCCGGCTCCATGGGCGCGGCGGGGGAGATAGCGAAAAAGGGGTTTAGCGGGGCAGCTTCGGCCGGCACCGGCGCCCGCGGCGGCCTAACCACCACCGGAACAGCCATGGAGGCAGAGCGCCTAAAGAGCGCAAATCGCAAGATGGCGCGCGTTGTCCAGGCTTGGCAAACCTCAAGCATTGCCATGGCAAACGCAATGACGCCGCTTGCAGAGCAATTCAAAGAGCTGGCCGGACTGTCTAAGAGCTTTGCCGCGATAATGGAGAAGGGGATAACCAAGCTGGCTGACGTGCTGAACGACTAATGATCGTCCCGCTAAATTACACCGGCATGAGCGCCACCGGCGAAAAGTCGGTGAGGTGCCACACGCGCGTGGGCATGGTGTTCTACCCGCAGTCCGATCCGATCCGTGACAGCTCGACCGGCGGCAACGGGATCAAGCGCGGGTCTGGGCTTTCCAAGCGGATCATTTGGGACGCCAAGCGCACCGAGGGCACGTTGCGGTCGCTGAGCTGGCAGAAGGCCGGCGGCCAGCCGTCCGGCCGGTGGAGCGCCACGGTAAAGGACACTTCGCCTTACAAGCTGGACATTTCCGGCGGTGACATTCTGCCCGACGATTGGGTTGATATTTACATCGTGCGCAACGGCTACCCGATCCCACTGTGCCGCGGGATCGTGGACACCGTGACAGAGCGGAAGGAATCGATCAGCGGCGCCACGGTGCGCACCTGGGAGCTTACCGGCCGGGATCATGGCGCCCCGATGGAGTTTCCGGTGGCCTACACGAATATGTGGGCGCGGAAGATCGAGGAAGTAGCCTCTGGCTTTCTCACGCAGCGCGTTGACGGGTCCATCGGCGGGGATCCGGCGACCATGTTCAAGAAGGTGCTGAAGGCGGCGCTCACTGGATCCGGCACTACAAGCCCGTGGGAGCTGCCAGGATCACTGACCGCGGCGGTCCAGGCCGCCGGTGGTGGGCTCGCCCTGGGCGTGCTGGACATGCTCACGTTCAAGACCGACAGCCCGACCCGCGGCGGCTACTTCAACGAGCCAATGCTCTGGACTCAGGCGGGCCAGAGCATCTTCGAGATGCTTAACCAGTGGTGCAATCCGCTACTTAACGAGATGTTTTTTGACGTGGAGCACGGCACCGCCCAGGCCGGCCAGCTCATGCCGTTCAAGCAGACCGCGGTGATCCGCGAGCGGCCGTTTGTGATCTCAACCCGCGCTCTGGAGTTTCTTGCTGCCAGTGGGCCAGGGGAGATCAAGAGCGGAGCGAACAGCCCGTGGTTCCAGCTCCCGCTGTGGAAAATCCCGCATTGGCTGGTTACGTCTAGCAGCCTGTCCCGTAGCAATACGGAGCGGTTTAACTTGTTCCAGCTCCTAGCGGACGTGGGCTTTGGCGGTGTGGAGTCAGAACAGATCGCGCAGGCGCCGCCTAGCTGGCTCAAGGACAGCGTGCGCAAGCACGGGCTGCGCTACTTTCAGCGCAACACCAACTATGTGGCAGGCGCCGCCCTGGGCGGGCAGGGCACCGGCAAGTGGGTACAGGAGCGCAAGGACTGGCAACGGCTGCTCGTGGATTGGTACTGCCTTAACCCGTACTTTTTGAGCGGGTCAGTGTCCGTCCCTGTCCCCCTGCCCGAGATCCGGTTTGGCGACCGGATCAGGGTGGAAACCGGCACCGCGTCCGAGGATTTAACCTGCTACGTCGAGGCCGTGGGCTTTAACTACCAGGCCAGCGAATCAGCTAATCAGCCGCCGCGGTGCTCTAGCAACTTCACCCTGTCTCGTGGCTGGAAGGGCACCGACAGCAGCTTGCTAGACGCCGTGCTGACCATGGGCGGCAAGCATGAGGTGGCGCTGTGAAAAACCCTTACAGCGTGCAGCAAGGCCGCGGTGGCGCCGTCGTGCAGTCCGGTGTGCCAAGCGGCGAGGCGCGGCCGGCCTGGGCAGGGCAGCCCATGGGGCTACTTTGCGAGGCCGTGGTGACGGCTGTTTACTACCCGGAAGAAGATACCAGGGCGGTGGTCAAGGGCACGCAAAAGGCCGTGACATGCGACGTGAGGCTGTTGCGCAGCGGCCAGCCAGTCTACCGTGTGCCCGTGCTGCAATGGCACCAGCTCCACGATCAGGACATCAAGATCCCGCGGCCGGCGGCGCTAAACACGGCCGGCGGCAAACTGGCCCCGTTTCAGAAGGGCTCCACCGGCGCAGCTCCAACGGTGGCCGATAAGATGGACGGCGACCGCGTGATCGTCGGCTTCCTTGAGTCGAGCTGGAACCGGCCGGTGATTCTGCCGTTCTGTCAGCCGCACGGCGACACCCGGCAGAAGATCGTTAAGAGCGCGGGCCGCGTGCGCCGGATCCGGCATTCAGGCTCCATGCTGGAGATCAAGAGCGGGGGAGACATTGCCCTGGACGCCACCGGCGCGGCGAAGGAATCCCTTTCTGCCACTGGCGCGGAGCAGAGCAACAGCGGCACGGGCGGCAAGATCACGATCCAGACACAGGACAGCTCCAAAGCGGCCAGCAGCATCGTACTGGATACCAGCGGCGGGATTAAGCTGCTCGACGCGGCCGGTGATTATGTCGAGCTAACCAAGTCCAGCAAGCAGATCAAGGCCGTGGCCGGACTGGCCCTTGACGTGACCGCCCCCACGGTGAAATTCAAGGCAACGTCAGCGTTTCAGGTAAACAGTGGGCCGGCGACCATTACCAGCACGGGCGCCGTGAGCGCCACCGGCACGTCGATCAGCGCCACCGCAACCGGGGCAATCTCGCTCACCGCCGCAGCTCAGGCAACGATTGCGGCCAGCTCCATCACGGGCAACGCCGGCAGCATCATTCTCGGCCTAACGGCGCCCCTGCCCCTGATCAAGCACACGCCGTGGGCTACCGTGTGGGGCGACCTAAACAGCGAAGCTACCAACCAGATCAAGCAGTATCTCGGCCCACCGCCGATGCAGCAAGTTGCGGTTGCTGATTACATTAAACTGCTCCAAAAGGTGCTTGCCGTGGCCGGAGCATTTCCTAGCTTAACTACGGTGATCACAAAGGCAGGGTAGCCATGCCAGGTATTAGCATCCGAAAGGCGCTGACCGAGTACTACCGGCAGCAAACAACCAAAGACGACCTTTGGCACAAGAAAAAGCCCTACGTCTTTTCGCTGGTCACTCTGCCTGGCAAGGGTCCAGCCGGCCCGACCGGCACGGCTTATTTCCCCCTGCCGCTTAACCCTGACAACCTGGAGATCAACTATCCCTTTGCAGGCCAGGTGACGCTCTGCCAGGACGGCGGCGTGGTGGTGGAGGAAAACGGGATCCTGACCGGCACGATCCGAATCAGCGCCACAACGGGCTGGCACATGCGCAAGACTCAAGACACGTCTACCGGCCCTGGCGACGGCAAGCTAACCGGGCTCATGGCTACGTCTAACGCTTACCAGTCGCCGATCAGTGGGCAAATGCACGCCTGGCGCCTGGTACACCGGCTGTTTGGCGCCTACGGCGCGCTGGTACAGGATCCGCAGACCAGCGCCAAAACCCACATGGAGTTTCACAGCCTGAAAGACCGGCTGCATCTGAAAGTCATACCGCGGAACGTAAGCATTCGACGGGACCGGAGCGAGGCGCGGCTAACCTACCGCCTCAACATCGAGCTGGAGATCGTAGGCGCGGCCGAGAAGGCTAAATTCCTGGCTCCAGGGAAAACCGCGCTGCAAAAAATCAAGGACATGATCGCGGACGGCCGCAAGTACGCCAACATGCTGTCCGCCCAGGTGGACGAGCTAACCGCGGTGGCGGGGGAGCTGAAAGGCGAGATTGCCAAGATCAGCGGCATCATCGACAGCGCGGGTCAACTGGTGAGCGCGTGCAACGATTTTATTACTGGCGTCAAGTCGTTTGTCGATATTCCGGCCGGCACCGTGAGCAGCCTGACCGATCTCGTTGACGAGGCCGGCGCCCTGGCGGCCAACGTGACAGATTGGGATGCTCAGTATGAGGCGTTTCAATCCATGGGGGATCAGATCGACGGGCTCAGCGCGACGTTTGAAGGCCACTTTGACGAGGGGCTAGACGCCAAGACGGCCGCGGTGGACAACGTAGCCACCCGCAGCCAGGGGCTTAATCAGTCCTCGTGGAAGAAAGCCAAGGCAGCCAAGGATGCAGCCGCGAGCAGCGGCGGCGCCATGAGCAGCGCGAGCGCCTACGGCAGCGAGTTTAAGCCGTCCGACTATGACAAGCTGAAAGCCGAAACCGGCGCCGGCAGTAGCGCCGGGTACAACGCTTTCGCAGAGCACACCGTGAAGCAGGGCGATACGCTGCAATCAATCGCAGCTCAGCACATGGGCTCGCCGTCGAGCTGGATCGACGTGGCCCTGGCGAACGGGCTCAGACCGCCCTACGTCACGCAGGGCGCCAGGGTGCCCAACGCCGTGCGGCCTGGGGATCCGATTCTAATCCCGATCCATAACCCGGCCGCCGCAGCGGACGTGAGCAGCACCGGCAACCCCGCCCAGGGCGCGAGCCAGATCGAGGATCAGCTCGGCGTTGACTTACTGCTGGTCCGCCTGGACACCGGAAAATACGGGTGGGCCGTGGACAGCCAGCACGGATCCGAGAGCATTCGGCGCGTGAGAGGTGCAAAGAATCTCAGTCAAGCTCTGGCGAAGCGGGTGCGTACTGAACAGGGCACAAACGTGTCGTTTCCAGAGGTGGGGCTACCTCGACTGATCGGTGAGAGCATCTTTGGCGGCGCGGACAGCGGCAGCGCCTACGCCATGGCGAGCTACGAGCTGCACCGGCAAATTGAGGCAGAGGACCGGATTCAGCGCGTAGCAAACATGACCTTTACAGTGGACAAGGACGCACTCACGGCCGTGATTTATGCTGTGCCCGTGGGGTATGATACCTCCAGAGCAATAAACGTCACGCTAACCTAACGGGTGATTCATGCCGTTTTCAATTCAGCGCATGGCAGAGATTTACGACGGGATGCGCAACCGCGTGGTGGCGCGCAGCACGTTGACAGACCTAACCCCCACCAGCGACGTGGCGATAATGCTTGCGGCCGTCGCGCGAGGCATCGAGAAGGCTTACCTGGAGATGGTGCGCCTGCTGGATAGCGTGGATATGTCCAAGGCCCGCGGCCAGGATCTTGACGAGTGGGGCAAGAGAATGAATCCCACGTCAATCAGTCGCCAGAGCCCGCAGACCGCCACGTCTACCGTTGTGTTTGGGCGCACCGGCACCACCGGCACAGTGACCATTCCCATCGGCACCACGGTGCAAGCTCCGGCGGCCGGTAAGAACGGCGAGGATCTTGTTTTCGCCTCCACCGCGGCCGGCAGCATTGCGAACGGCAGCTCCACAAGCGCCGCGGTAGCCGTCAAGGCAGCGGCGGCCGGCGCGGAATACAATGTCTCGGCTGGCGCGATCAGCACCTTCCAAAACAAACCGTCCGGTGTGGAGACAGTGACCAACGCCAGCGCAGTAACCAACGGCAGCGACGAGGAGAAAGACGACGCCTACCGGCGGCGAATGCTGGCCCGAATGCTGAGCTTGCCCCGATCCACCATGACGGCAATCAAGGGCGCGCTGTTGGGCGTGACCGATGGTGCCACCGCCAAAACGATCCGCCAGGTAACGGCAATCGAGGACAAATACAACCCTGGCAACGTCGAGATTTACATTGACGACGGCAACGGCACCGCCGAGTCAACGGCCACTGTCACCAGCCAGGGAGTGCTCACCGCGGTAGGTGGAGAGGTTGACTTTCCCCTGCCCCACAAGCCGATCAAGCCTGGCACGACGTTCAACCTGTACCGGGATTGGGGCGCCGGCCCCAGCCTCATGGCGACGACGGAATACACGTTGCACTTGCCCAGCGGCAAGGTGCTGCTGGACTCGACGCTCTACCCAAGCGGGTTGACCGCAAGCCACGTCATCACCGCGGATTACACCTACTACACCGGCCTGGTGGCGCTGGCTCAAAAGGTGGTGGACGGTGATCCGCTTGATCGTGCCAACTATCCCGGCTATCGCGCGGCCGGCATTAGCGCCCAGGTGAAGGTGCCTCAGATTCAATCCCAGACGGTAATGATCCTGCTTACCGTCAAGGTCGGGTTTGACCAGGCGACCGCCATAGCCGCGGTGAGCACCGCGGTGCAAGCCTACATTAACGGCCTGGGCATCGGTGACGACGTGATCCACTCCGAGATCGTGGAGCGCAGCATGGCGGTGTCGGGCGTGTACGACGCCAAGGTTTTTCTGCCATCGGCAAACGTCGTCATTTCGAGCGAGCAGCTTGCGCGGGTGGCAGCCAGCCAGGTGACGGTGATCTAGTGACCATCACGATCAACTCTGTAACGCCGGACGTTCTGCCCATGCACGGCGGAATGCAGCTTGAGATTCAAACGCCGCCCGCCGGCCTGGCGGCTGGCGTGGATTACGCGATCCACATCGGCCCCACCGGCACCACCGCGGACCTGGCTTGCTACTCCGGCGTTCCCGGCCAGGGCGCGGTGTGTCGCAGCTCGGACGGGGAGACAATCCTTTGCATTGCGCCCCCCATGGCCCGCGGCGCGCTTGTTCTGTCGATCCACGGCAACGGTGACAGCGGCACCTCCGCGGTGACAGCTCACGAGGAAAGCCACCTTGATACCGTGTGGGATATGCGCCAGCACTATCCGCCCTGGTACGACACCGGGCCGCGGAGGCTGGACGTTGAGCCCAGGCAGGACGGCTAACCCATGGTGGCAACACTCCGCAACCCGTTTCGGGCAGCTCTGAAGGCCGTAGGCGAGGCGCTAGGCGACCTGGCAGGAAAGCCCGTCACCCGATTAAAAGCTCCCCACGCCGTTGGAGCGACGACGCTGGACGTTGAATCGGTGTACCGGTTCAACACGGCCGGATCTCTGTGGGTTGGGGACGAGCCACGCGCGACGGCTTACACCGGCGTGGTCGCTACGGCCAACGGGCAGCAGTTCACCGGGTGCACGCCGCTGACCAGGGCGCACCGCGAGGACACTGAGGTGGCGGACGCCAATCGGGCGTTTAGCGCCCTGGATCGGTGCTGGCGGGCTCTGCATGTTGCCTACGCGCTAGGGCGCGACCTGGATCGGGTGGGCGGCAACCAGGGGATTCATCGGCCGCGCGGCGTGGGGGATACGATCTACCGTGCCATGATCGAGGTTTTGTCTTACCTGCCCAGGGCGCCGGTGTATTCGCTAGAGGTGTTTCTGGCCGCTGTTTACCCTGGCGGCGGCTGGACGATCTTTGAAGATCTGCAAAACAGCCCGTCCGAAGTGTTCATTACCGCCCCTGGCTACCTGGGCACCGCCGGACAGGGGCGGTCCTACATGGGGCACCGCGAAGCCGTTACCAGCTCCACCACTACCTCGATCACGCTGGCCGATGATCCCGCCCTGGTGCGGTCGGTCAAGCTGGTTCCGGTGCAGCACGCGCTGGCAATGGACGATCTGCCCAGCGCCGAAGGCTGGACGTTTGACGCGGACACCACCGGCCTTGAAGCAACCTATTTCAATATCGCCACCGGCAAGCTCCACCATGCCCAGACGGCCGGTGACGCGCACGGCGGGCGCTACCTCGTGCAGCCTGCCCCTTCCAGCTCCCCAGGAAAGTTTCGGTTTGAGGTTTACTGGATGGTGGACACCATTTCCACGGCCAACGGCTACCCGTGGAAGTTGATCTTTGAGGACGGCGAGCGCGAAATGGGGCTTATCTGGAATGCTACGCACGTCGCCCTGGGCCAGAGCAACGACACCGCCCTGGGCACGCCGGTAGCCTGGACTCCGGGGTCAACCATCTGGCATCACATGGTGCTAGAGCGCGAAGGAAACGAGGTGCGCGGGTGGGTTGACGGCCAGCTCATAGCGCAGTACGCGCCAGCCAGCTTTAACGCCAGCTCTAACCGCATGGCTCAGTTTGGCTACTGGAACAACGGCGGCAATCAGAATTGGTCTGTGCTCTGGGATAACCTGACCCTGTACGTCACTGAGGACACCGAGTATTGGAACCTGAAAGGCGAGCAGGGGCAGACCAGCTCTGGCTCTGACAACTTCACCGACTCGACTGCCAACCCGTTCGTTGCCGGTGACGCAAACAAGCTCATCCGGGTGGTGGACGAAAACACCGCCGGCTCGAAAGTCAACGGCCTGTGGAAAATCCTAGCTCACGTCAACCCCAGCACCGTGCAGCTCGGCGGGATAACGCGGATCAACGGATACACGTCGGTACTCAACCCCACGAGCTTTTACTCCAGCGACCCCGTGTTTACGCCGTTCGACGTGACCAAGATCATCACGGTGGCGACTGGCCCCAACGCTGGCCCGCATACCATCACGGCCTGGGTTAGCGAGCACGAGGTGGTTTGCGCTGGCAGCTCGTTTGTCACCGACACCGACACGTCATGGTCCTTTGACCCTGCATTCGCCACGCAAGGCGCGCTGAATTGGGAGCTGATAGCGGCCGGTGACGAGGCCGGCGGCGTGCTTACGCTGCGCGAGGGGCTGCCAGAGGCAAACTCCGCGGTGGTGGTGGATTACGCCGTGGTTAAATCAGCAGAGCTAATGAAGGATGAAAACATCGTCGCTCACACGGATCAGCGCCCACTGGCCCTGTGGGGTGTGGATCAGTGGATACAGGATCTTGCCGCTGACATTACCGCGGCCGGCGTGATAGCGACCTGGAAGCGGCGCTACTAGGAGCAGGCAATGAAGCTGGTTAAATGGACCCCGAACGAGCGCGTTGATCTGCCGGATCAAGAGGCCGGCATGGGCGGCCTGGCGCTGAAAGATCTGTTGCGCGTTAGCCGGCTGCGCATTCTGCCGGTGGGCCGCAACGGCGGCCAGGCCGGCACCGAAGCGCGGATCTTTGATGGATTCGATCTTTACGGCGCCGCGGGCGCGCTGGTTTACCTTCGCCGCGGCTCAGGGATCTTCCCGATCACGGTGGAGGGCGCGGTGCAGCTCGGCCTGGTCATGGGCGAGGTGGGCGACAGCTTCAAGACGATTGACTGCTCCGGCTTCAGCGACGGTGATCATGCCGTGTATGTCCGCGGTCGGTTTGTGGCGAGCACGCGCGAAAATCGCGTGCTGGTAGACGCCAGCGGTAACGAGTATGTGAGCCACGTTGACACGCGGTCTGAACTGACATGGGAGTACGTTGCGCAGGAGTGGGCCGCAGCTTCGCCTGGCGCGGAGTACGTCAAGGTTGGAAAGATCACAACCACGTCGGGCGCCGTGACAGCGACAGAGGATTATCGGCACTTCTTTTTCGAGGGCGACGGGGCAGCCGGAGCTGGACAGTGGGCCGCGGAATGGGGCGGCGGCGCCAATGACCGCAACGCAGACCGCGCCGCCTACGGGATCAAGGACTTGCACAAGTTCGTGCAGTTCACCCGCACGCAGTTTCAAAGCATCCTGGGCTCCGGCAAGAAGTATTGGGAGATCCCCGACCCCGATCTGACCGACTTAGCCGCAGAGCACAATACCAACGGCACGCACGGCAACGTCAACGCCGATCAGGTGGACATCGGCACGCCTGGCACGCATGAGTACCGGATCATGGCCGGCAGCGACGGCAGCGAGCGGTGGACGTTCTTTCGCTGCCTGGACGCTGCCAACCAGGGCGACATGGTGCTCACGCATGACAAGAGCGAAGTTTATGCTCGCGTAAGCATTCACCCCAAAGGGAACGGCAGCTCGCTTTCCAATGGCGATAACGGCGAGTTTTACGTCGGAGAGGACGGAGTAGGCGGCCCGCGCTACGGCTTCCGCGCTACGAAGGTGGGCGCCACGCAGACAGCTTACGCCCTGGGCAACCTGGCCGGATCTCCGGCCGTGCTGATTAACGAGGGTACCGGCTACGGCGCGTCAGCTCGCGGGATGGTGCTGCAAGAGGGCAGTTACCATCTGCCCGCGAAAACCAAGATGATCAGCTCGCCCACCATTGACTACTTGCCCAGCACAACCAACTGGACAAAGGGACTCAGGACACCGGGCGTACCGTCGATTTACATGGGCAGCCATGGCAACGGCACCGAAGTAGCCTATCTCCAGTCAAAGGAATTTCCATCGGATTGCACGTTGAACTATGTGCTGGTCAACCTGGCAATCAGTGGCGCGACCCCCACCACGCCGCTGACCGTCGCGGTTTACCGCTGTCGCAAGGGCGCCGGTGCGACAATCTCCCGCACGCTGCTACAGTCAGCTACCTACGCCCTGTCAACCACCGCAGGGGATACTCTCATGATCCTGACCACGGGGAGCAGTATGCTTGCCGAGACAGACTGGATCGTGCTGGAGATAACTCCGGCCGATGCGGCATCAAGTGTCACCACGCACGTTGACACCGTGATCGATCTGAATTGCACCTTTAACGAGGCAAGCAAGTACGCATAACCAACCGAAAGAGGGCGCCATGAGTGAAGAAAACCCAACCAACAAACCCCCACCGCCAGAGCTGCGCCAGGTGACACCTGGGATGCAGGAGCTTGCCCAGGTCGAGGGCGTGCGGATCATGATGGACAGGTGCGCTCACAGTTTCGCGCTGGGCATTAACTCGCCGGTTGGTCTGGTGACGCAGGAGTTAGCCGGAGAGGCGCTGTGCCGGCTAGGGGTGGAACTGATACGACAGAGCGGATACGTCCACGACTTTACGCGCCGCGTTGATCCGCCGCCTCCATCAGAAGGATAACCGCCATGTTGGCTCGGCTCCGGTGCTCTTGATCGGCCAGAGCTTGAATCCGTACTGACAGATCCACCGGAACAGTGATCGTCAACCGCGTGGTTTGCGGTGCGGGTGGTGGTGCGGTTTTTTTGGGCTTTCTCGCTGGTTTCATAGCGTCGTCCTTTTTCAACAGCTTGCCGTTGCAGCGGGGCGGTGTCAAGTGCTGCTATCGTCGGCAAACAGCGCGCCCTGGTCACGGTGGCGCTTGACCACCACGATCCTGGCGGTGGGGCCGATCTTGTCGGCCAGCCGATGCGCCTTGTCCGGTATGTTGGCCGCGTCCGCGATTACCAGATCCACGCCGGTCGGCATGAAGGCTTCAAATATCCCGCGGGTGTAAAGCGCCTGGCCGTCTACCAGGCCGCGGTAAATCTCCCGGTGCGCCAGGTAGACCATGGTTTTTCCCACCTCAAACCCGTTGGGGATCGCGGGCAGTTTGCGCGACACGCCCATTTCGGCCGCTTCGGCTGAGAACTTCTCCGGCGTGGGGTAGTGCGAGCTGCCGATCCAGATCAGACCGTGCTTGCCCAGGGGCGGGTTGCCCACCGGACAGGTACAGCATTCCGGCCGGTGTGCCTCGGGCGCCTCGGTGTCAATGCCGGCCTGGGCGGCGGTTGCCTCGACGCAGCGCGTGGGCGCTCCCTGGAACAGCTTGAACGGCTCAATCCACGTCCAGCTCCGGGTGGGCTTAATGCCCTGGGAGCAGCACGGGCACACGTCCAGATCCCAGGGCAGGGCGCCGCAGTCCTCCCCGTGCGACGGGCCTACCAAGTAGATCCCAACGCCGCTTTTGTCGGGCTTGCGGTAGCCGCAGCCACGGGCCTTTTCAATGCTCGTGACAACCTGGCGAACCACCTCTTGATCGAGTGTTTCCATTCTCATCCTCCCTAAAATGTGGGCTTTGGGTTGCACTTGCCAGGCGGCAGCGGTACGGGCTTTCTCGCTCGCTCCCACCGCTTTGGAACGAATCCCCCTTGGCACAGCCAGCGGTCCAGGTGCTCTACCTTTTCGGCTAACTGCTCGGCGTCCGCGTCCGCGTCCGGCTCTGACAGGATCAGGTTTGCAAGCTCCAGCATTTCTTCCAGCGCGCGATCCGGGTCCATTAGCGGCACCACTGAGCTGGCGGCGGGTCCGGCCACACCACGCTGTGCTGCATGAACATCACGAAGGCGAGCCTGCCCAGGCAAAAATCCTTGCCCTGGAAACAGTTGGCCGGTCCCCAATGACCCTGCCCAGGGCGAAGCCAGAGAACAGAGATCGGGCCAATGTCGAACAGGTGGCGCCAGAGGCGGAAGCTGCGAAAGATTGGTTTCAGCATCGTGTCTCCTCGATTAATTCGGCCAGGCGGCCGGTTGGGCTGCTTCCAAGCCAGGCGGCCAGAATCCGCCGGCCGGACTGGTAGATCTCCCACTTGGTTCCGGCGCTCATGTCCGGCCTGGCGCCGCTGATCTCCTCGATAGCGGCGGCGTACAGATCGTGAAAAGCTGGACCGTGAATCTGATCCTTGGGCACTTTGCCGCCGTTGGCTCTGAAGTGCGCCGAGTGCGCCAGCTCATGCACGGCCAGGTTGAGGTTTTCGACCGCGCCGTCGTCGGCTGCTGTGATGCGCAGGGCAACCTCCCACCTTCCGCCGAATCCGGTGCCATGGTGCCCGTCCGGGTCACGCCAGCTTCGCCGTGTATAGCTCATCCGAAAGGCGGGCGGGTCAAACCGTCGCCGGCCGTTGTGGTGTCGGCGCCAGAAGGCGCCCTCCCAGGCGGCCAGGTGGCACAGGTGACGCGCTACAGCTTCCCACATGACAAGGGGACGCTTGCGTGCCGCGGCGGCCTCTTGCGCGGCCTGGCGCTGCTTGGCTGCGCTCTTGCGCTTGCCTTTCTGCTGAGCTGCGCGCCGCTCTGCCTTGGCTGCGCGCTGGCGCTCCAGGGCGGGGCAAGTGCGCTCTACCAGTTTTCCGGTTGCCTCGGAGCACGGCAGGCAGTACCGCCGCACGTCCAGCTTGCGCGGCCGGCTTGGAGCCAGAACGCCCGCGTTACACCGGGGGCATTTCCACCGCTTCAAGGGCTGCTTTTTTGCCTGTTTCATCTGTAATTCCCCTTGGTTGTTATAACCCATTATATCACAGATGTTTGCAGCAGTCAAATGCACGGTGCAGCGCCTTGCTACGCCCACCACGGATCGGCCGCCCAGGCTTGCCAGGCGGCCAGGCTTGCGTCGTCCATATATTTCAGGCGGTCCAGGTTCCAGCCGTGATAGGCATTCCAAACGTACAAGATGAAACGGGCCACCGCTTCGCTGCCGTGTGTTGGCTCCGGCCCGTCGAGCCACTTGAGCAGTAGCTCCACGTTCCACGGGTCCGCCCAGGGCTTGTCTCGCGCGCAGGGGAACGTCTTACACAGCTCAGTCATGCGCAGCTCTAGCGGAAAGATTGCTTTCAGTTCTGCCGGTGTCATGGTGCCTCCCTATCCGGTGAAGTAGATCGAAGCGCAGGCCAGGGCTTCGGCGTGGCCGCCCTTCATTGCGGTGTCGCGACCATCCCACCCGTCGCGGTATTTCCAGGCGCCGTCTGGGTAGCGCAACATGGAGGGGCCGAAACCCTCGAAGTTGCAGCTCACGAACCAGATCTCTTGCCCGTCCTCGGTTTCCATGCGCGTGTAAACCGCCTCGTTAGCAAAGCTCGGATCTTCTGACCAATGCTCCGCGGCGTTCTTGAGCAGCGCCAGATGCACCTCCCGCACGTCCGCGGGCATGTTTTCAGTTGGGGCGCTCATTCGTTGTCTCCAGTGGTGCCTTCCGGCACGATGATCAGTTCATCCAGCGCCCCGCACGTACACCGGCCAGCCACCTCGTTAATTCTCAGATTGCGCTTCAGGTATCGGCGGTCACTGTCAGCCCACCGCTTCTTCAGCGCCTCCCGCTCTGCTACCGCATAGTGCGCCTGTCGGATGAAGTACCAGACCGCCTCGCGAATGGTCTTGAACGGGATCAGCGCCTCTGGAGACATGACGGCCAGGACTATTTCCTCTAGTTCGGCCAGCGCCGCCTCAGCCTCAACCTGGACGGATTCAACGCTCATCGCCTGTGTCTCCTTGGGTGCTATTCAGCAACAGGATCCAACCAAACTGCTCGCACGCCACGCAGCAGACCACCCCAACGGGACGGCCGCCCATCCGATAGTCGAGCGTTAGCAGCTCGCCGCATTGCTCAGCTCGGCACACCGGGCACGGGTCCGCCCAGGGCGAACGGCCGGTGACGCTAACCTTGGCGCCGCCCAGCTCCGGCGGCAGAGTGACCCAATCCGGCCGATCTGCAATGACCATGGAGGGCGCTCCGATCTCCTCGGTGGCATCCATCACGATCTGGTTTGGCAGTCTCCCGCCCGTGTAAGTTTTTTTCATGCTGACAACTCCTCTTTTTGGGCTTTCACCATGCGGTCAATTTCCTCGTCCAGCCCCGCGCGCACCACGCGGCTGGCGTGATAGGTTTTGCGCAGGTAGATGCTCACCGCGAGCTGCACCGACAGCTTGTCCTCCGGCCGCCAGGGCACCATGATCACCCAATGCAGGTTGCGGGCGCGGTAGACGATCCGTGGCCGGCTGGTTTCGGACAGGCCCGTCACCAGCAGTCCGTCACCCTCAGCCAGCTCCATGCTGGTTTCGGCGCTCCAATCCTCCACAAGATCGGCCAGCCGATCCTGATTGCCGGTGACGCAGCGCAAATCAGCGGTGATCCAGTCCACCAGGCGGGGCTTCATGCTGTTTTCTCCTTGGGGTCCAGGCTTAGCGCCTCCCAGATATGCGGCCCAAGCTGGCGCCGGTAGGTGCGCGCCAGGCGCGTGCACAGCCAAACCTGCCCATCGGTGAGCTTGCCGGCCGCGGCAACAGAGGCCAATTCGTGCCCGATCCGGGTGTCGATCTTGTTAAATCCGGCGCCGTCCTCGGTCTGGGCGCCGTCGCACCGGCCGGCCAGGGTCATAACAGCCTCACCGGCGGCCTGACGCTGCGCCTCAGAGGCTTTCGGGTATTGCCGGGGGCGTTGGGGCCGCTTGCGGCCAGAGGGCGACACAGGCTCGGTGATGAGGGGCGCGGCGGTGTCGTTGTCCAGGGCCTTGTCCGCCCATGCCTGTTTTTGCACCAGCGCCTTAGCCATTTTGGAGTCCAGGCTGCCGTCGAACACGAGGTGTTGCACCAGCACGGCGTTTTCCTGCCCGATGCGGTGGGCGCGGTCCTCTGCCTGGCTCATGTCGCCAGGGGTCCAGGCCAACTCGACAAACAGCACCGTGCTCGCCGCGGTGAGCGTGATCCCCACCCCGGCGGCCTTGATCTGGCCCACGAACACCCGCACGTCCGGGTCATTCTGGAACCGGTCGATTGATACCTGGCGCGCGTCCATGCCCATCCGGCCGTCCAGCTTCACGGCCTGGGCGCCGAAGTGCTCCATGAGCGCGTCGATTACGTCATGGTGGTGGGCAAAAACGATGAGCTTGTCCTCTGTCGCTTCCAGCGCGTCGTCAATGTGCCCGGTGGCCGCCTCGACCTTTGCCAGCGCCAGTTTGTGCCGCGCCTGGGAGATCTCGGTAAACGCGAGCTGCATACCGTCCTTCAAGCGCGCCACCGCGGCCTGATAGGCGTCCTCGTTACCCGCCGCCGCGGCCAGTTCCAAATCATCCCTGATTGCGTCGAGCTTATCCTCGTGGGCGGCCCATGCGCGCTGCTCCTGCTCCACCAGGCCGGAGCTGCCATTGGGCGGCAGTTCGATAACCTGGCGGCGCTTGGGCGGCAGCTCGGTTAAAACGTCGGCTTTCAGCCGGCGCACCATGACCGTGGCGCGGAGCTTTTCTTGCAGCTCGGGCAGGTTGCTGGCGCCGTCCATGTCCCAGCCCCACCGGGTTTGCTGGGCGTTGCAGTACCGCTTGGCGAAGGTGAAGAAGTTGCGCCAGGTGTCCGGGTCCAGGGCGTTGATCAGCGGAAACATCTCTTTCGGCCGGTTGAGCATCGGCGTTCCGGTGAGCAGCACCACGCGGCCGGCGCGGTGCACCAGGCCGTCTTTCGCTGCGATCTTCTTTCGTGGCTTGGCGGTGCGGCCGAAGCAGGCGACGGTGCGCTTGGCTTCGGGATTCTTGCAGTAGTGCGCCTCGTCCATGACCAGCAAATCCCACTCGCGAGCCATGAGCGAGTCAAACACCTCGGACTTGAGCAGCCGCTCGTAGTTGACGATAACCAGGGTGGCCGCGGCCGGAACCGGCGCGGTTTCCTCCACGACGTAAGGCGCCCAATGATCATCGGTGAGCCAGCGACCCGCCTCGCGGAACCAGTTGATGCGCAGGCTGGCCGGCACCACGATCAGGGCGGTGCGCGCGTCGGGGTCCGCGTTGAGGATCCCAAGCGCCTGGATCGTCTTTCCCAGGCCCATTTCATCACCGATCAAGGTGGCGCGGCGGCCCATGGCGTAGGCGATACCAGCGCGCTGATACGGCAGGTAGTCGTAGCCCTCCGGCGCGGGAATGTCCAAGTCGGTGGCGTCGGTGGCACGGGACGCCTCCACCGCGGCGGTGTGCTCGCCCAGGGCGGCGCGGGCACCATCGTCGGCATACTCGCTCAGGCGCGCGGCCTTGGCCGTGTCGGGGGTCCACCAGTGACCACCGGGCACGCCAGCCTCGCACGCCTTGCAGGGGTACTTTTTGCCGCGCCACTCCCGCTCGCCCGCGCAGCCCTTGGGGTGCCACCAGAAGCCGGCGTTTTTAACGGTTGCCTTTTCTTCAAAGTCGGACTCGGCGTAGAAGGCGCCGCCCTTGTGTAGTAGCAGCATCATTCCACCTCGGTCGGGTCCAGCTCGGACAGCTCGGTAACGTAGGTGTTCATGTTGCCCTGGCTCAGCTCATGGGCGAGCGCGCTTGCGTCGTCGGTGCCCATCTCCTCTAGGTGGTCCGCCAGATCCAACATGGCCGTGAGCAGCTTGTGGGCCGCGGATTGAACATCTCCGAACAGATCTTCCATGGTTCGTGTCTCCTAGACGTTGGGGAAGGAAAGTTGCTGTGCTCCGGCCGTGCTGCGCTTGGGGCGCTTACGCACCGCCTGGCCGCCCTTGATGGTGTGGCAGTCGCCACAGAGCCAGTCGTCGCCCACCTTGCGCCAGTCCTCTGCATAAGCGGCATGGTCCGCCTGGCCGCAGTCGGGGCAAACGGCGTCAACCGGCGGGTAGTAGGCGGCAACTCGCCCTGGCGCGGGGTAGTAGCCGACAGAGTAAATCGACTCATCCTTGATCTCGGTGTCGCGCTGGCCGTTGGGGTGCTCCCAGATAATCGCCTGGTAGACGCGGCCGTGCACGGCGGCCTTGCCGCGGTAGACGATCTCCCGCGGTGGCCCTGGCGCTACTTCGCTGATTCGCCGGCCCATTAGCGCACCACCTTTTGAGCCCAGGCTGACAGGGGCGCGGCCGGAGCTTCGCCGCGGCGGTTGGCCTGGTAGTAGGCGCGCAGCTCAGCCTCGCGGCGCCAAACCGTGTTGCGGACGTGATCGTAGCTCTCGCCGGCCGGCTGATCTTCGGCGCCCTCGGTCCAGGCCGCGTCCCGCTTCGCGTGGCTCAGTCGGATGGTGGCGCCGTCGCCGTAGTTGGCGACCAAGCAAGCGGCGTCCTCGACGTGCTTACAGGCGGCAACATAGCGGCCTTCAGGGTTGAACACCTTGTATCTCGGAGCTGCTGCCATTTTGAGCCTCCCTTGCTCTGTCCTTTCACCCACAATCTAATTGCTGCATTGTGCTGTGTCAAGGTGCAATGTGATGTTGACAGCAGCTCTGGCGTGGCTACATTGTGGTTGAGGGGAAAGCCAAGGAGGCGAGGATGAAAACCAAAACGGTCGGAGCAACGGATTACTACAACGCGCTGCCCAACTGGAAGCCCTGGAAAGACGGCGACGGCAACCCGGCGGCCTGGGCTGAGCTGGCCTGGAGCGGCGACGGCGAGCCCCCCGCCCTGGGCGAGCGGGTGAACATCAACTTCAACGGCCTGGGCGACGGCGAGGTGGAGGGCTACTTCGGGGAGCACGGCTTCCTCGGGGTGCTGGTCAAGCTGGACCGGCCGCCGGCCTGGTACACCCGGCAGAACGGCGCGGACGCGCCCGCTTACGCCTTCGGCGCCGAGTGCGCGCCGCCCACCAACTAGGGAGGTGACAAAGTGACCGCTTACAAGCTCGACAAGGTGCCGGAGGCCGCTTCGGTGCTCTGGATTCTCGGTGACGATCAGGACGCGGAGATCGGCGTGTGCAAGCTGGCGGCGTTCCTGGCGGACAACGAATCCATGGAGCCGGCCGAACTTTGGGCGCTGGCTTCCCTGGAGCCGGGGCAGCTCCACACCGGCGGCGGCGGCGCGGCGCCCATCTGGCGCGTGCTCCGGCTGACGGATGAGTCAGAGTGCATGGGAGTGACCACCTGGCCCACGGTGGCCCTGGTGGACGACAGCGCCGAAACGCGGTGGGTTTACCGCGGGTGGGATAGCGGCGGCGACGACATGGAGTTTTACCAGGGCTACGGCGACCGGCTGTCTTACCCTGACTGGTCAGACGACGCGGCGGTCAAGACCTGGGCGCGCACGCTGGCCGCCCAGCTCGCCGGAGCCGGAGAGGCTATCTGGCTCGCCAAGATTAGAACCTGCCCCACTTGCGGGATGCACTACACGCCGGCCACCGGAACCTGCCCCCACGGCCAGCGCAGCAAGTAGCCGCTTGACACTCCAGATTGCATCACCTATAAATTGAATCCAGGCGCGCTGGCGCGGCTACCCATTGCCCCCCCCTCGATGGACCCGCCGCCCTAGCGCGCCATTTTCATAAGGGGCACGCCATGACTCACATCCGAAACACAGAGCATTTGATCGCCTGGCTTGAAGCCAGCGGATACCGCAATATCGTGCTGGCGGTGGGCGACCTGTTGAACGTGCTGCCGGACTGGCAACGGATCGTCGCGGCAGAGGCCATGGGCGCGCACGCAGGCCGCTTGCCGGACGGCCCGCGGCCGGACGTTGACAGCCTGGACGGTGCCGCCCTGGGCGAGCTGCTGCGCAACCTGGCGGTGGACGGCTATCTGTGCCTGCCCGTGGATTACCTGGCCGGCCTGGACATGGATCGGCTGGCCGCGCTGCAAGAGGCGGTGTTTGCGTATCGCGAGTATCGGCAGGCCATGTTTAAGCCGACTGTTTGGGAGGTTTGCGGCTGCGACGATCCTACTCGCTGCCCCATGTGCGACGGCCGCGGAGAGGTGGAGGTTTGCGTGGAGCTGAGCGAAGCTGAGCAAGAGCTGGCCCGCGGATAACTGTCCACAAGGCCGCGCATTCTAGCACTTCCCCGTCGAGAAAGCCTGTTGACAACCTGTTGACTTAAAAAAACTTGCCAACGGTTGCCAGCCTTTGCTAGTTTGGCCGGCATGGCAATTTCAATCTCGTTATCCATTCCCGAAGATCTCAAAAAGAAGCTCGACGCAGCCCACGCCGCGGCGGTGAAAGACTTGCCGGACGGCGCCACACTTTCATGGTCCGCGTTCGTGTGCTCCCACTTGCGTGACTCTCTGGGCAACGGTCACAAGGCCAAAAAACGCACCGCAAAATAGGGGGGAGTCATGGCAAAGAAACGTCCGGCGTTTCAGTTCTACCCTGGCGACTGGCGGCGCGATCTGAGCTTGCAAAGCTGCTCGCTCATGGCTCGTGGGCTTTGGTTTGAGATCATGTGCCTGGCCCATGACGGCAAGCCGTATGGGCACCTGAAAGTCAACGGCCACGCGATCAAGGTGGAACAGCTCGCGCGCATGGTGGGCGAAGGGCTGGACAACGTGCGCGCCGGCCTGGCCGAGCTGGAGAATGCCGGGGTGTTTTCGCGCGCCGATGATGGAACGATCTACAGCCGGCGCATGGTGCGGGATGAGAAAACCAGGGAGGCGCGACGGCTGGCCGGCTTGAAGGGCGGCAACCCTGCTTTGCTTAACCAAGGGGATAACCCGCGGGATAAGCAATCCGTAGCAGATGCAGATGCAAATGCAGAAAGCAAGGGAGGGGGTGCAGGGGGAGGGAAGCCGAAACCCTGGGAGGATGAAGCCTGGCCCGGTCACGCGCTGGTCAAGCTCTGGTTTGAGGGACACCCGTATTTTGCCGGCAATGGGGGGCGGGTGACAGAGCCCGTGCGAAAGCGCGTGGTCAAGGCGGTGGACGGGCTGCTCCGGCTAGATGAGCGCGACCCGGAGCAAGTGTTCCTGATGTTTCGCTGGATATTCAGGGATGCGCCGCGCGGAGACTGGCAAGGGTGGGCGGCCGTCATGCGCAACCCGCAGAAGCTCCGCGAGCTGAGCAAGGACGGGATCAGTCGATATTGGGACGTGATTAAAGACCAGATGGATAACCCGCGGAAGCCGAGCGGGGGCGGCCGGCGCCACGAGCCGACCATGGAGGAACTGCGCCGTTCCTGGGAGGGTGAATGAGCGACGATAAGCGCATAACGGCAGAGGAAGCGCAGCGCCAGTTAGACCAAGCCAGGGAGAACGCTGGAGTGTCTAGCGAGCCCGCGCCAATCTCCGAGCTGGTAACGCCGGACAAGGTAGGCCGCGGCCGGCCGCCGGCATTCGGGGAAGTGGTGCCGGTTTACCGCACGCGCGTTCCCTGGGAAGAAAGCGAGATCAAGCGCGCGGAGCAGAGCGGGGACGGTGACAAGATCCGCGCGGCCAAACTGCGCACCATGATCCGCGCGAAGGGCATACCGCCGCGGCTGGCCCGCGCCCTGGTGGACGGCAAGAATGAGCACGGCGAGCCGTTAGACAAGCGCGAACAGGACAAGCGCGTGTGGGCAGCTCTGAAAGGCGGGCGCAGTCCGATTGCCCTGTATGGTCCGCCTGGCACCGGCAAGAGCTTAACCGCGGCGCGCGTGGTGGCTAAGAATCGACGCGCGGTCTGGATTCGTGGCTACGACGTTAGCCGAGCCAAGCGGGAGGAGATCGACGCCTGGCGCGCGGCCGATATGCTGGTGATCGATGAGATCGGCCGCGGCGCGGAGTGGGCCGGCCGGGAATCAGAGGAGCTTGTGCACCACCGCTGCGATTACATGCTGCTCACGATCCTGATAACCAATTTCGAGCAACCAAGCGGGTGGATCATGCGACGGGCCAGGGCGTATGGGGAGCTGATCGGGTGCGATCACTTCTACTGCCCTGGAGTGACCCCAGCCGACAGAGGTAAGGGCGAGAGTAAGAAATGAGCATTTACACCTACAAGGCGCAGTCAACCAGGGTGGTAGACGGCGATACGATTGATTTTAGGGTGGATCTCGGCTTTGGGGTTTACATGGCGTTGCGCGTCCGCCTCCGCGGCGTTGACACGCCAGAGCTGCGCAGCCGCAACGCCGCGGAGCGCGCCCACGCGCAAGAGGCCGCCGCCCTGGTGCGCGCCGAGCTGGACAGCCGGCCGGACGTGACGCTGAAAACCTACAAGGACCGCACCGGCAAATACGGCCGCTATCTGGCGGACGTGATCTTCAGCAACGGTGACAGCCTGGTAGAGATGCTGATCGCAGAGGGCATGGAAAAACGCGACGTTTACCCGGAGCCCGCGGAGTGAGTTTACTTGAGGTTGAGCCCCACGGCGGAAAGCCAGGTGCCGGCATGGGTCTGGACCTGGCCGCTGGCCTGATCGGGACACCGGAAGTTGATCTCCAGCGTGTCACCGTTCGATACATAAATCGCCCGCTGCATCATGTAGGTTTCCGCCGAGCCGGCCAGCCTCATGCGCGAGAACAGATCCGGCGCAGCTCCGTTGTGAGAGATACCCATCTGGTAGTTATTTACCTGGCTGGACCCGCCGAAAAAGTGGACCGTGATCAGCGCCCAGCACGGATCTGTGCCCTGGTAGGTCAGCGTTGCGTTTTTGGTTCCGCCATGCGTGAACAGATCGCTATCCACCGCGGTGCAAACCAGGCTGCCGGAGTCGTCAAGGGCGTACCAAGTGTTTTGGGTGGTCAGGGTCAGCGACCCGTCCGTTGTGACCTGGAACGCGCCGGAGACAACCTCTTGAGCCTTGTCAATGCGCAGGAACAGATCGGTGGCGTTGAAAGCAATCCCCACCCGTTGCTGGTTTGCTGGCGCGGTGGTAGTCAGCGCGCCGGACGTGCCCAGGAAATAGTTGTCGTCAAAGGTCATGCCCGTGGAGAAACCCTCAAACAGCCCACGGGTCTGGACCCTGCACGTTGTGGAGTCGATCACCTCGCAGACCAGGCCAAAAACCCGGTGTCCGCTGCCGGCGCTGGCCGGCGCCACCTTGCCCGCCGCCACGAGGTAAACGGCGTCCTTAACCGCAACGGCGTCGGTGTCGTTCGTGCATTGATCGATGCAAAAGCTGTTGAGCTGCTTTCTCGTGATAGCCATGGGCGGAATTGTACCAGATGAGGCGAGCTGCAAAAGTGGACGGGAACCAGTCGCAGATCGTGGCCGATCTCCGGCGGTGCTACCTGTCGGTGTGGCCCACGCACCAGTTAGGGAAGGGGTTTCCTGATATTGCGGTGGGCTACCAGGGCCGCAACTACCTGTTTGAGATCAAAGACCCTGCCCAGGAGCCAGCTCGACGCCGGCTTACCGAGGATGAGGCCGATTGGCACCTTGCATGGAGAGGCCAGGTGCACGTCATTGAAACGTCGCGGGACGCCATGATTATCCTGGGCATGGTGAAGGGTACGCCGGACGATTTAGCCCGGATCAAATCGCAGCAAATTAAATCTTGACGCTGCAATATGCTGTGAACTATAACCAACGGTATGTCAAAGCCATGGGAGGGCATGATGCCACCGAGGAAAAGCGCGAAGAAGGCTGTAAGCCAGGAGCTTGCGCCGCGAGAGAATCAGCAGCTTTCACAAGAACAGCGCGGTGGTTCTGCCGCGTTTATGTCCATTCTTTCCAAGCACAAGGGGAAGATCGCAGAGGCCGCCGGCAAGTCCATGGACACCGACCGGTTGATCAAGATCGCCATGATGGCGAGCAGCCGTAACCCGCAGCTCTTGCAATGCACGCCGCTGTCCATGCTGGCCGCGGTGATCGACGCGGCGTTTCTCCAGCTTGAGCCGGTCGGCGCCCTGGCCCACGCCTACCTCGTGCCGTACCGCAATCGCAAGGCGGGAGGCTGGGAGGTACAGCTCCAGATCGGCTACAAGGGCATGATGGCCCTGGCGGTGCGGGCCGGCATTCGTACCGTGATCGCGGAGGTGATCCGTGAGGGCGAAGTGCTGGAGTACCAGATCGGCAGCGGCGCCGATGATCACTTCAAGCACGTTCCCGGCATGTACGACAGCAACCCGCCGCCCATCATCGGCGCCTGGGCAAAGGCAATCTGGCCGGACGGAACCACTTTGCTGCGCGTGATCGACCTGGCCGAGATCAACAAGGCCAAGCAGAACAGCCAGAGCGGGCGCAAGGGTTTTGGCCCGTGGAAAGACCACTACGAGGCCATGGTGCGCAAGACCGCGGTGCGCCGCCTGTGCACGTTCCTTCCGCAAACCACCCTGGCAGCCCAGGCCGCTTCAATCGAGGAGTCCCAGGAGCAGTACGGCCGTGACCACGCCTCTTTCTCCGACCTGATCGGTGACGGCAGCAGCGTGATGGACATGGAGCCGGAGCCGGAGCCTGGCACCGATGGCGGTGAGCCGCCGCGGGAGCGCGAGCCTGGGGAGGATGGTTAGCCATGGCAACGCTGATACAGGTGGACGGCGTGCGGGTTGACGTGCTGGGGGAGGGCGAAAACGGCGCGCTAACCAATGAGCAAATCCAGGGGTTGATCGGCGGCTACTACGCCCACACCTACTTGGACGCGAATCGGCTGGCGCTCTATGACGAGGAAGGCAACTTGAAAAAGCTGCCGGTCAACATGGCTGCATCGGAGATCGTTGGGTATCAGGTGGTTGGCCCGGTGCTGCTCGTTTCAATCAAGGAGATGCGCTGAATGCCTGCCATTGTCTACATGAACGAGGCAGGGGAGCGCGTGCCGAGCGTTACCACGGTGCTGTCGGGCAACCTGGCTTGGAACAAGCGCCAGCTCATGATCTGGGCAAACAAGCTGGGCTTGAGCGGTCAAGACCTGTGGAGCGACGACAAGACCGAGGCCACGGTGGGCACCGTCGCGCACGCCTACGTTACCGATGATGCGGCCGGTGATCCGCTGGACGTGGATCACATCACGCAAGGCAACTGGCCGGCGCTGAGCGAGGAACAGCTCGCCAAGGTGCGGTACTGCTGCAAGGCGTGGTTGCTCTGGAAGGAAATGCACGGGTTTGAAACCGTGGCCGATGAGTGCTCGCTGGTCAGCGAAACACACCAGTTTGGCGGCACGCTGGACCTTGCCATGGTGCAGGGGCGCCGGATGATCTGCGACCTGAAAACCGGCAAGGGCGTCTACCGGGACATGCTGCTCCAAATCGCAGCTTACGGAATGCTGTGGAACGAAACCCACCCCAATGAGCCCGTCGAGGGGTACGCGCTGCTGCTGCTGGGCAAGTACGACGGCGCGTTTCACTACCACGTTTGGCCGGAGCTGGAGCTGGAAAAGCTCGCGTTCATTCATTGCCTGGAGCTTCACAAGATCCATCAAACGATCAAGCAACAGAGGGGAATCTAATGTCAGACCGCGAGTGCTTTTGCTTGAAACACCCGCCGATGCCTGGCCTGGCGAAGAATCACGACTTTTACCGCACGCCGCAGGAAACCACGACGCTGTTGATCGACGGTAGCCCACCGGACCCTGCCAGCCTGCTAATCGAGCCGAGCGCGGGAGAGGGCCATATTTGCCGCGCGCTGGAGTGGCACGGCTACGTCGTCAGCCTGGCGGTGGAGCTGCGAGCGGAGGAGCGGGAACGGCTGGAGCAAGACGCGGTGACGGTGATCATTGGCGACTGGCTCAACCTCGTGCGCCAGGATTCGTTTCGCGACGATCTTCAAGTGCAAATGACGGACGCCGGGATCTCTATCGTGGGCAACCCGCCGTGGTCCTTGGCTTGCCAGTTTATCCAGGCGTGCCTGTCGCTTAACCCGGATTATTTAGCCCTGCTGTTGCCCTGGCAGCTCCCCGCCAGGCCGCCGAGCAAAAAGACCCGCGCCGCGGAGCGTGACGCCTGGGAGGTGGTGTTCTCAGGGCACCAGCCCACCGGGCTGCATCCGGTGCCCAGGCCGAGCTTCACCATGGACGGCAAGTCGGGCGTGAGTGAGTGCGGGTGGTTCGTTTGGCAGAAGGGCCAGAGCCGGGTCAACCTGCAACCTTGGATGGAGGGCAAGTAGCCATGCCGGAGCAGATGAGCTTTTTTGACCAGCCGCCGGCCCGTGACACGCTGCAAGAGGCGCGGGACAAGGTGCGCGACGGGCTAGAGGACGGTGTTGAATGCCCGTGCTGTAAGCAGCTCTGCAAGCTGTACGCGCGGAACATGAACAGCGCAAGGGCCAGGGCGCTGATCTGGCTGGTAAACAAGCATGAGCTGGCCCTGTTGAGGCGATCTCCGCATTCAATCGCCCATGGTCAGACGTGTTGGACGCATATCAGGACCGAGGCGCCGAAATGGCTAATCGCCCTGGGCGGCGAGTTTGCGAAGCTGCGCTATTGGGGATTCATCACCGAACGGCCCAACGACGACAAGCGCAAGCGCACGTCCGGCTACTGGAAGCCAACGCAGGCCGGCCGGGACTTTGCGCACGGCCGCGCCATGGCAATCAAAACCTTCTACGTTTTCGACGGGGAGGTACAGCGCGCCTCGACTGAGCTAATCAGCGTGCGCGCCGCCCTGGGCGAGCAGTTTGACTACCAGGAGCTAATGAATGGCAAAGACAGCGTATAGCGGCGACCTGGACGCGCTTGCTTGCGCGTGCGGACAACCGGACTGCCCAGAACAGGTGTACTTTCACAGCCGGTGCCACCCCAAGGCGCCAACGTGGGCGCGGTACGACAAAAAGACGCGGACCATCACCATCGAATGCAGCGTGTGCAAGCAGGAGTTGATCGTCGCGTCGGTGGCGGTCAGCCGTGAGAACTAGGGCCACACGGCCAACATGGAGGGCGCCATGGGAAACGATCCACTGACTATCAAGTCGTTAGAAATTTCAAACATCAAAGCGGTGCGCCACTTTCGGCTGGTAGGCCGGCCGGGAGTGACCGAGATTGCAGGCGACAACGGTGTGGGCAAGACCACGATCTTGAGCGTGCCGCGCTGGCTCATGGAGGGCAAAAAAGCCCTGGGCAAAATGCCGATCACGCAGGGCAAGCAGCACGGCGCCGCGCGCATGGACCTGGGCGAGTATGTGATCACTCTCCAGCTCACCGAGGGCAAGCCGCCGCGGTGGGAGATCCGCAGCGCGGACGGTGGCAAGTACCCGCTGAAAACTACCAAGGGGTTTTTGTCCGCCTGGACCTTTGACCCCCTGGCGTTTGCCAACATGCCCGCCAAGGATCAGGAGCGGACCTTTCGCGAGTTTGCCGGCGAGGAGTGGTGCGCGGAGCTGGACCGCTTGCAGGATGAAATGGAGGCCGCGGTTGCCAAGCGTACCGGCGCGTTCCACGACAAAAAAGCCCTGGGCAACCCGGAAGTGCCGGTCGAGGAAGTTGAGCCGGTGGACACCGCCGCCCTGGCCGACGAACTGCGCCAGATCGAGGACTGGAACGATTCTCAGGATCAGGTTGATGCGCAGCGCGTGGAGTTGTTTGCCGCCGCTGAGCAGGCAGAGCGGGAGGCAGAGCGCAAGGTCGAGACTGCCACGCGAGAGGCAGAGCTGAGCGAAGCCCAGGCCGAGGAGTTGGCCGAGACAGCACGCCTGGAAGTGGGCGACCTGGAGCGGAAGATCCAGAACCTACAAGCCAAGCTCAAGGGCGCTGAGCGCCGGCATGAACAGTCGGTTGACAACCTGGCCGCGGTGCGTATGCGGTTGCAGGGCGAGGTGCACGCCGCACGCGAGGCCGCCACGGAGGAACTGAGGGAGGCGCGAGATGCCGCCGCCGCCGCGCCGCGCGGAGCCGAGCGCCGGGATCCCGCGCCGGTGTTGGAGCAGCTTGACCAGGCCGGAGAGGCGCAGCTCCGCTATGTGGAGTATGAGCAGGCGTTGCAGGCGGTGGAGCGGGCGAACCTGGCCGCACAGCGCCACAAGGCAGCCGACAGCAAGGTCAAGTCGCTCAAGGGCCAGGTGGAAAAGCACTACCAGGGCGCCGATCTGCCCGTCGAGGGGATTGAACTGCGCGCCGATGGCATTTGGGTTGACGGACTGCCGTTTACCGAGCTGGCGCGAAGCCGGCAGATCCAGGTGAGCCTTGAGGTGGGCATGGCGCTTAACCCGCGGTTGCGGTGTGTGTTTGTGGACGACGCCGAAGCCCTGGGAGATACCCTGTACCGGGAGATCGAGGCCACCGCGGTGGAGCGCGGGTATCAGGTGCTCATGGCGACGGTGGGCAAGGGCCACACCGACGACGCGATCATGATCGAGGTGCAAGAGCCCGACGACGACGACGATGAGCTGAGCCCGGTTGACGTGGCCGGTGATCATGGCGTGATTGAGGTGCCGGAGTGAGCAACCCCACGGTGCTGGAGATGGTGAAAGCGGCGTTGATAGGCGGCGGTTATGACGGCCTGGTAGCATCGGCTGGCGAGTGCGCCTGCATCGTTACCGACCTGGCGCCGTGCGGTGAGATACAGGATAGCTGCATTGCGGGCTACCTGGCGCCCTGCCCCGATGATTGCCGGGATCATGACTTTCATATCGTGGTTAAAAAACCGATCTATGTGGAAAAGTCGAAGCTGTAGCCATGCCCCACCGATCCGACAAAAAATGGTCCGCCTTGCTGGCAGAGGCGCGTGAGCTGGGGTTGCATTATCTCGGCAACGACATAGCCGAGCTGCGCAACATCGTGGACCAGGAGCGCGCGGTGCGCGAGGGCAAGCCTGACTGCTACAGCCAGAGCTACAGCCGGACAGACCCGCGGTGCGGACGGTGCGAGGCTTCGCAGGACTGCTCAGGGCTCATGCTCCGGCCGCAAATCGGCCTGTTTGACGTGCCGGAAATGATCGGGTGCGACTGGTGCGACGGCGACCTGATCATGGAGCTGACAGACGACACCGGAGCGGTGATAGACCGCGCTTGCAGCTCGCCGGATTGCCATAACACGGCCCGTAACCAGCGCCGCCGCCGGACGGTGACAAAGTTTCTCAAGAGCAAGCCCACCGGCGCAGACCTGGCGGCGTTGCGCGAAGATCTCTGGGTAACGCTAGACAACCTGGCCGCGGTGCTGCAAGTGGACCGCGCCAGGCTTAAATCAGCCATTGCCAGGCCGGATGATCGGCTGAGCAAGGAAACGCGGGAGGCGTTTATAAAGTGGGTCAAGCGGACGACGATCTTATAATCACCCCAGGAATGGGGGAGGCAGACGTGCTGAATTGGCTGGACGCTAAGCTGGCAGAGTTTGACGAGCTGGTAGACCGGCGGCCGGCCGATAACATGCCGATCAACGTCAACGCCGCGCGCTTGTGGCGCCACAAGATGATCCTGCTTTACGGTCGGATGGTGGGCGCGATTGAATCCCTGGCGACCTTTGGACACTTGGCGCCCAGGGCGGCCGAGATGATGAACCACCGGATCAAGGGCGCGACGTACCGACACATAGCCCGACACCTAACAGGAGCGGATCAGTGAGCAAGAAAAAGAGCGTGAGAAAGGCCAAGTGGCACCGCCTGACTGAAATGGTCATGGTGGACGGCGAGATCGTGAGCGTGGGAGAGGATCAGGATCCCGTGCTGGTCAGCGAAAAGCTCTACACCGCGGACGGTGAGCCGGTGCTGCTCGTGGCGCGTGTGCCCATGGGCGCGGTGGCGCCGGGGCACCTGGAGATGCTGCGCCAGTTGATCAACGCCTCAATCAATGCCGACGACGGGGTAGAAACCCTGATCACTGACTCCGCGGTGGAGATGATGAAGCTGGCGCCGATGAGCGACATTGACGCCAGGCGACTGATTGACCAGCTCCGGCGGCGCGAGCAAGAACAGGGCGCGTGATAGGATCGAACCAATGACCGACGACAAAGACAACGTGCCTGTGCCGCCAGATCTTGAGCTGGACCCGAAAGAGGAAGCGGCAATCAAGGAAGCCCACCGGCTGTTTGAGCTGTGGCAGGAGCGCCGTGCGAAGCGTGAAAAGTCCGGCGTAAGGCTGCCACCTGGCGGTGCGGTGACGTGTCACCCGGTCGAGCTGGCCTATTGGGCGCTCAGGGTGGAACTACACGAGGAGCTGTGCTCTAAGCTCAACCTGCCAGGCCATGCGGTAAGCGTGGTGCTTGAGGCGAGCGGTAACGGCGTGGTTCCGCGGGTGGATTACCAGATCCCAAAGAGCTGGATCGCGCCGGCCGCGGCTGGAGATACCGAGGGTAAAAACCGGGCGTATATCCAGCAGCAGACCGTCCTTCTCAGTGACCAGGCCAGCCGGATCTACAACCATCGGTTGCAGGAGCTTGGAAAGTGGCAGACGACAACGGCGACGGCGACAAACGAGTAACTGTCACCCTGCCCGCGGCGCCGGAGAAAGAAACCGCCCTGGTGGACCGCGTAGCAGACCAGATCGAGGCGGTGGAGCCTGGCGACACCGAGGTGCACCTCGACGTGATGGTGCTCAGGGCGCAGATCGCTTACATGACGGATTCAGAGCGCCGGCCGCCGGACGCTTTCTACCCCGTGGTAGCGCGCCACATGACGATTACGGCCTACTACCACCGGGTAAGGGATGGTCGCTGGAGAGAGGCCAGGGAACAGCTCTGGGCCAGGGCGCAGCGCCGGTTGGTAGAGCGCCTGTCCGGCCAAGTGGTAGAGCAGCGCGTGCGGGAGATGGAACAGCTTACCAGCTTGCGGGAGCACTACCTGGACCTGATCACGCCGGACGAGGTTGAAGTGGTAAACGAGGACACCGGCCTGGTGGAGCGCCACCGGCGATTCAAGGTCGAGCCCAAGTCGCTGGGGGAGGCGGTGCGGAGCTTCAAGGATCTGACCCTTCTGTTGGAAATGACCCGACGAAACGTGTTTGGCGAGCTGGATAACCACGTTCCCGCGGTGGAGATGCAAAACGCGGAGGAAGCCGGCGGTGCCGGGGACTACTTCTCCCAGGATGAGCTGGCAGAGTTGGCGCATGGGCTGCTCAAGCGCCGAAGTGGGCTGGACGATGGCAACAACTAACCAGGCCGGAGACATGGTGAGCTGTCAGCGGTGCGGCGTAGGTGGGCGCCTGTGGAGCGGGCCGTTCCTTCGCGGTGCGGCGGTGCGCGTTGAAACCGGAAATGACGCGCTGGTCATTCACCTGTGCTCAGGGTGCCGGGAGCGACTTTTCAACTGGCTTAACGGTGAGCAGAACGGCTACGGGATGGTGCACTAATGGGGAGCCATGCCGGTTGATAGGCCAGGGATAAACGAGCTGCTACCTGTCCGCCCCTGTACGGTGACGCGCAACCGCTGGCGGCGCCTGCTAACCACCATGGGGCCAAACTGGACGCCGCTTAAAAAGCGCCTGCATCACCGCACGGTCTGGGCGCTGAAACGGCACGGATTGATAGAGTACAAGTCCGGCTACCACTTGGTAATGGTACGCCTAACCCCGCGCGGGGTAGCAGTACGGGACCGCTGGCTAGAACTTGATGCCTGGCGGTTAGACAAGCGCATGAAACGAAAGTATCCAGGCCGGGAGAACAGAAGGCCGAAGATTCAAATCTGAAGTGATAAAACTGGAGGGCGCCAAAATGACTGTACTTTCCGATGCCGTGAAACTCGCGGCTACGTTTTCTGACACGAAAAGCCCACACGAGGGATACCGCGGCGTGCAGCTCCGGCCGGATGGCCTGTCGGCTATTTGCAACGGCCGCGCGGTGACGGTGCGGCTGGACTTGGGAGAGGTGGAGGGCGTAGCCAACGCGACCGATCTCAAGCGCGCGGTGTCCGCCCTGGGCGACGACGTAGAGCTAGAGGTTGACGGCAACATGCTGTCGGTCATTCGCGACGGTGGGCGCGGTGTGCTGTCTCTGCCCCTGCTGTCTCTGGCTCATGCGGTCAAGGTGCCGGAGCCGCCGGAGGATGCGACCTGGCACGAGGTGGAAGGGTGGGAGGCGGTCAAGCGCGCCTCGTGGTGCACAGGGTCCGACGTTAGCCGCCCCTGGCTTTGCGCGGTGCACCTTAGCCCGCTGGGCTGGGTTGAGGCGACAGACGGCCACGCGGGCGTGCGGGTGCGACTCGGTGACGTGCTGGAGGACAGCGGCGAAGTGGTGGCGGACCTGTCCAGCGTGTTTGGCTCTGGGATCTTGGTCCGGCCGGACGTGCTAGGCGGTGGGGAGTCGAGCAAGGCGCAGATCACGAGGGAGAAAGATTGGCTATTCGTGCGCGGCCTGGGCGACGGCGGTGTGAGGGGAATCAAGGTGGTGGACAGCAAGTTCCCGGCGGTCCAGCGCGTGTTTGAGGATCCGCGCGACTATCCCACCGTGAGCGTTGATCCCGCGGAGCTGCTAGACGTGGCGCGGGAGGCCGCGGTGGTGGGCGGCCCGGTGTCGCTGGGGTTGGAGGCGGGCATGGACATTTTGCACGTCGAATGCGAGGGGCCAGGGACCGAGGCGGGGCATTACAAGGGCGAGGTTGGCGTGGTGGGCATGGCCGGAGATCACGAATTGGGGTGGGTTGCCCTGGAATCGCGCCTGCTGATCTCGGCTATCCAGGCGGCCGGAGAGGAAGTGATCAGGGTGGGCTTTAAGCTGGTGCCCAACGGATCACTTGAGCCGGTTTATCTGTCAGACGACAGCGGCGAATATGAGGCCGTGATCATGCCGATGAGAATGTAACCATGGGCGCTCAATACCAGTGGAACAAAGAGGTGCGGGGGATGCTCGTTAATTGGGACACGATAGCGGCGCCCGCGTTGGGGAAGTTGCCCGCGGTGGTGGTGAAAGCGGGGGAGTTTGAAAGGATGCGTCCGGCCGTGTGGATGCACCACGACGGCCGGAGGCCAGAGTACGAAATAAGCCCACCGATGGCTGACACGGCGTGGGCTTTGGCGAAGTGCCAAGGATCGCAGGTTTTGCTGTCAATCGTTATGGGCTACGCCTACGGCAGAAGGCACAGCCACAGCCGTTCTCCCGTGTGGCGCAAACTCCAGATTGGCGCGTCCGCGGCCTGGGAGCGGGACCAGCGGCAATCTCCCGCGGGGCATGTGGCCTGGTACTGGAACGGTAACGCGCGTCATGTTCTGCCCCCTGTCCCTGGTTTGCGGTCGGAGTCTTACAAGCTGGAGACTGATCCCATGGTTGCCTATGCCGATGCCGTGGCCGCCGCGGTGCGCTATTGGGAGGGCGTGCTCAGCGAATACAGGATCGAGCTGGGGCCGAGCGCAGCAAAGGAACTGGTGTAACCATGGGCTTTCCAATAGTCGAAGGGCCGGAGGTGGAGCTGGTGCCCATGGAGCTGTTCCAGGCCGCCATGGTGGGCGTTTACCGCCGCCTGGACGCCATGCGCAAGAATCGAAAGGACAAGGAACGGGACGCCGGCAAGTGTGACCATCTGTCGTTCTGGCAAAACGAGATCGAAGGGGCCGCGGGCGAGGCCGTGGTATCCAAGTACCTGGGCCTGTATTGGAGCGGTTCCCCTGGCGAGCTGTTCAAGCCGGACGCTGGCGGTTGCGAGGTTAAAACCACGCCGTATGAGTACGGCCGCCTGCTGATCAGGGACCGTGAAGCGAAGGAACGGCCGGACAAGATCCAAAAGCCGTGGATTCTGGTGACTGGCGGCTATGGCAGGTATGTAATCCGCGGCTGGCTCTGGCCCGAGCCGTATGTATCGGAGGGCAAGAGCAGCCCGTACTGGTGCGCGCCGGACGGCGTACAGTATTGCTGGGCGCTACCTCAAGACAAACTCAGCCCGATCTCCGAGCTGCCGAAAGACGAAACCCTGGTGCTGTGATGCCTCGTTACCTCGTGTCAATTCAACCCGAATACAGCTTGGATCCAGAGGACGCCTTACACGTCACGATCAAGACGGTGGACCTGGGCAACAAGTGGACCGCTTACCATGTAAGCCCCGAGGGGGAGGTGGGCTGGCGTGCGTTTGGAAAGACAGAGGCAGAGGCGGTGCTGGATCTGCTCCGGCGGGATGAGATACCCGACGTTCCCGAGCTGCCCACCGGTGAGTGGCCGGGATGAGCACGCTACAGCTCGTGCTGATTCTGGCGCTGGCCCTGGCCCAACCTGCCAGGCCGGTGGACACCGGAATAGCGAGCTTGTATCGCCCCTGGCGCAAGGGTCCGCTTGTTCCCTACGCGAGCTATCCAGGCCGGCCGAAAGTGGCGCCGAAGCCAAGCGATCTAGTCTGTGCTGCTCGCTACCGCTACGGCCGCCACCGGATCAGGTTTGGCACGGTGCTGCGCCTCGTGAGCGTGACCAGGGCGGGCAAGGTGCGCGGGATAGGGCTTTGCATGGTGCTGGATCGCGGCCCCTACGGCACTTGTGAGCCGTCGCCAGGCCACAAGGGGCGAAGGTGCCCAGAGGGGTATAAATGGGGCGTGAACGTCAAAGCGGCGCCGCCTGGTGGGTGGTATCGCGGCGTGGTGGACGCAACGCCGGACGTGCACAAAATGATGCGCAGCTCCGGCTGGACGCGCGTTAGAATGGAAATTCTCAAGGCGGGAAAATGAACGGCGTTACCTGGCATTGGTCAAACGTAAATCAGGCGTGGTTGATCCTGTGGAACGAAACCCTGTTGGCGGTCAAGAACACGGCAGCGGAGCGCGACGATTACTTGCGCGAGCTGGGGATCGAGTCCCGGTGAGCTGGCGACTGTCAATCAGTGGGCCTTACCGGCGGCAAGGTTGCAGTCCGGCCGCGGCAAGCAGGGCCGCCGCGGTGTGTCTCGCCCTGGCCGCCATGATCGCGCTGTACTGGTGCGGGGGAGGATGAAAATGGTTCTGTACTTCATTGGCAACGCAGCTCAGTTTGACCTGTTAGACGCCATGGCAAAGGGGCTGTTCAAGCCAGGAGAAAAGCAAGTCTGGGGCGCGCGGTGCCTTGAGGTGGAGCCGAGCCATAAGAAGGCAATGATCGGCTACGGGATGCTCCTGGGCTTCACCGTGACGGATGAGGCCGGAGATCTGCTGACCGACGCCGGCCACCCCATGTGGCGCAGCAAGCTCGACGAGAGCCCGTCCGAGGGCAAGTGCAAGTGCTCCGGGTGCTCCCAATTTGAGGCGCCCGCTATCGGGTACGGCGAAGGCGAGCCGCCCGATGAGGTGGTGGAGGTGTCTTATGCGGTTATGGATCTATTGCGGAGCATGGACACTCCCTACGACGTTGGAATCAGCGCGCTGCTTTCGATTGTCGTTACCGCGCTTGCCAGGCCAGGACACACCCCCGAGCTGGTTCAACAGCTCCACGATGCGATTGATCGGGCGTTTGATGAGGCCGCCCCATGCCACCCCGCGCGGCCTGCCGGTGAAGCGAACTAGGTTTAGCGGTACGCCGGCCGGGTCCATGGTGGACTCGCACCAGCCAAAGCTAGACCTGGACCCGTTCATGCGACGGGTACGCCGGTTGATCGGGTGGGCTATCCTGAAAGGCGCCACGCCGCATAGCTGCATTCTCGCCCTGGACGGAGTGCGCGCCGAGCTGGAGAAAATGAACTGGCATTACAAGAGCAGATCCGCCGCGGTGGCGGACCTGCAATCCCACGACTGGCGCCGTCGCGCTTGACAGCAAATCACAGCCGATCAAATGTAGTCGCTGTAAATAACAGCGGAGATAGACCATGGCAATGCTCAGCCTCACCCCGACACAGCTCGCACTTCTGGAAACCCTGGACGGCCGCCGGCTGACCCACTACAAGGATGCTGCTATCGCCATCGGCAAGGACAACGGCCCGGTTATGCGGTCGCTGCGCAGCCTGGAGGACAAGGGGCTGGCCGTCGCCAACGCCGCGGGTGACAGCTTCAAGCGCACGTCCGCCGGAAGCTCCGAGATCAAGGTGCGGCTGCATAACTAGCATGGGCGCAGCTCAAGACATACGGCTGCGCAGCTCCGAGGATCTAGCCGCCCTGGCAAACCCGAGCTGTAGGCGGTGCTACGGCCGCGGCTACACCGGCCGCAACGTGATCAACGGGGCGCTGCTCTGGTGTCGATGCGTGGTCAAGGCGGTGGAGGAAGGCAGGCAACCCACCGAAGAAGCGCGCCAGGCCGCCGCAGGCAAGCTCAAGCCGAGCGAGATAAACAAGGCCCGAGCCGAGCGCCTGTCCACCCTGGTGGAAGGGCTGGAAGCCAAGGCTGCGCAGTATGAGCGCGAAGTGGACGAGGAAACAGCCGACCTGGCCGCGGAGGTGGAGGATCTAGCCATGGCCGCGGAGTGGATCGAGGCCGAAGCCAGCGCCATACATGCGGCCGGATCGTTGCTCGAAACCAAGGCGGCCGAGCTGCTGTTTGACGTGGTAGCAGCTCAGCAGCGAATCGAGGATGAGCGGCGGCTAATCCGGCAGCTTAAAGCGCAGGCGGTGGAGTGCGATACCGAGGGGGAGCGCAAGCGGCGTGAAGCCCAGGCTATGATCGATGAGTCCCGATACAATGGGGCGCACGCGCAGCTCGCGAGAGGCCAGCGCGACATGAGCCGGCAGAGCCGTAAGAAGCTACGCAAGGCAACCGAAGCCCGACGACGGGCGGACAAACTGCGCAAGCGGCTGCATGGCCTGCAAGCGCGCATAGATGGAGGGCAAGAGAATGGATCGGATTAACAACATTCTGAAAGGCGACAGCGCCGCGGGCAAGACCATCACCTCGACGCTGCCGAAGCCGGACGTTGACAAGCTGGACGCGCTGTGCCGGCAGCTTAGCGTGCGGCGGTCGGAGTTTATCAAGGCGGCCGTGATGGACTCGGCGGACAAGATCGCGACCGAGCGCGGCGGGTGGGATGCGGTTGTCGCCGCGGACATGCCCGAGCCAGGCGACGACGAGTGAGCAAGCTACCGCAGAGCCAGGCCGCGGCGCGTGACTTGCTGGAGGTGATGCGAGCCGCCAGCAAACCGATCCTTGCCGCCAACGGCATACGGGAGTCGCCAGGCCGGCGCGTGACAACCTGGGAGGACGGCCGTGGGCCGGCTGGCATGGCGTACCACTGGACCGGCGGCTGGAGCTGGAAAGGGGCGGCCAACTGGCTTAACTTCCCCTGGACAATCATCAAGGGCGGCGAGACAGAGCCAGGCAACCGTGGCAGCTCTGCTCAAGTACTGATCATGGACCGGGATTGCATCGGGGACGCCTGGCCCGCCGAGCTGCGCAGCCTGTTTCCTGTGCCCACCCTGATCCTGTCACCCTGGACCGCTTCAACGTGGTGCACGAATTGGGTAAACAAGCTATGCGTCGGGGTGGAGCTGCGCAACAGTGGCCCCTGGCGCAAGGGCGAAACCCACCTGGGCAAAGCGCCCATGATGGCTTACGGGCAGCAATTCGAGCCGTACACGCAAGAGCAGATGATCAGCGCGATCAACCTTGGGCGCCTCGTGCGACAGTGGCGCGGTGACAAGCTGGATCCCAAGTGGATCGTCGGGCATTCCATGATCTCGATCAACAAAGCCGACCCTGGCCCGCTGTGCCCCATGCACCGCATGAGGTGGGCAATCTGGGATACCAAAGATCCGGCCGAATACTGGTGGGTCCAGCGGCTACCCGAGGCGCCCTCAAACGAGGGCGTAGATGAGCCTGTCGCCCTGGGCGACGATGATCGCAACGGGCCGGACCTGTCGGAAATGATCCTGGTACATGACAAGTTTGTCGGCCTGGACGATCCAGGGTTTGCCACCGAGGCGCTATGGTGGCTGGGCTGGCAGGTTGGGCCGGAGCAGTTGCCACCGGCCGCGCTGAAAGAGTTTGTCTCCTACTACCAGCGCCACACCCGGTGCACTAAGAACAAAACGCTCCACCTGAAGGTTGACGGCGTACCAGGGCCGAAAACGTGCGCCAGCATGGACGCCAGGCTACGGCGCCTTGGGTTGCGGTAGCCCGTCGAGAACAGGTATCGTCGTGGGGCTATGACAAATGACATTCCGAGCAGACTAGCGAAGCTAGAGCAGAGACAGGAGCACGTCGAAAAACAGACCGCAGAGCATGATGCTACAATGAATCAGCTCGCGCATTGGAGGGCGTCAACGGAGGGGCAATGCGCAGAGCACGGGGCGCGGATAACGGAGATTCTAGGGCGGGTGGGCGAAGTGGAGGCGCTAGTGGAGCGGTTCAAGGGCGCACGGATTATGCTGGTGCTGATCTTCACAGCTCTGATGAGCATGATCGGGATGATGTTTTCCGCATACCAAATCTACCGCGAGAAGCCCAAGTCACCGGCTGCGCCGGCTGTTCAGCGTGTACCTTCACCCCGCGTATCACAGACAGCTCCACCTCAACCCAAAGTGAGGCGAAAATGACAGAGAAGAAAAGCAGCCCCGGCTACAAAACAACGGAGTTTTGGCTCAGCCTGATCGTGGTGGTTCTGGGCGCGTTCATGGCGTCGGGCATGGTTCCCGGCGACCACGTTGCGATCAAGGTCGGCGGCATGGTGATGGCGGTGCTTTCCGGCATGGGTTACACGGCTGGCCGGAGCAAGATCAAGGCCGCGGCCGAGGTGAGCAACGGCAAGCATCCCCCCGTGGCAAAGGATGGTGAAAAATGAGGCGGCCCCTGCAAGCAGCCGGCGCCCTGGTGCTGGCCCTGATTCTCTCCATGACCGTTGCCTGTGGCACGTCAACGCTCAAGAAGATCCACATGGCGAATGAAGGCGTGGCAGCTCTAACCAGGGCGGTTATCCCCGCCTGGGATCAAGCCTGCCAGGACAAGGCGAGCGAGTGCAACACGACGGCCAAGGCCGAGCTGGGCAAGTGCAAGGCCGGAGCTGCCGATGAGGCGGCCACCGCGGCGTGCGTCGAGGCGGCCAAGTCCGGCGCCCTGGCGTGCATCAAGCCGTGCAAGGAAGCCCGAGCGGCCTACTACAAGGCGGCCAACGGCGCCCACGTTGCGTGCGCGTCCGCGGCCGTGCTGGCGACCCTGGAAAAAGAGGACGCCGCGATTGCCAAGCTATCCACCGCCCTGGGCGCGCTCAAGACAGCTCAGGAGCTTGCTACCAAGGCCGGACTGATCAAGTAGCTGGCCTAACCAAATGACGTGGATCCCCTGCCATTGCGGTGAGTACTGGTGCACGGTGCACAAGTGCCACACTTTTGAGTGCTCGTGTCCGCCGATAGAAGAATGGGAAACAGACCCTTACCGGGAGGTTGAAATGGATTGGTCAAGCATCATCGGAACAGGTATCGGCGCGCTGGCTCAGGCCGCGGTCGGTTTCGCCAAGTCGGCGTTTGGCGTGGACGTAAAAGCGGACGACGTGATCAAGGCGGCCAACGGTTACATTGCAGCCAATACCAGCGCCCAGGCCGAAGCTGACAAGGCAGACGACGCAACCGCCACCGAAGGTCTGGAGTAGCCCGCCGCAATGCCGATCCGTGAGTACAAATGCCGGCGGTGCGGCCTGGTGAGTGAGCACCTCATCCTGTCCAGCTCAGACCGGCCGGAGGAGTGCCCCGGCTGCCCTGGGCTACCGGACGCGCTAGAGCTGGTGACGATAAGCCGGAGCAGCTTTGTCATGGGGCGGCCCAACGTGGGCAAGGTCTACACGTCCGACGCGCAGATGGAAGCGGAGCACGGCGCGGACTGGCGCGAAACACCCGGCAGTCGAGCCATGACGGACGGCAACCCCATACCAGAGCGGCAGCATTTTGACCAAAAGGCGAAAGCTAGGGCAGAATGATCGTATGCCCGACGACGACGCCCCAAAGCCCCTGCCCCCGTCCGCCCGTTGGATTAACTACGCCAAGGCCGCGGCCATCTTGATCCCCGTCATTTACGCCGTCTACCAGGGCCACACCGGCAAGGAATCGGCGGACAAAAACACCGCGAAGGTGGGAGAGGCATGGGGACTGCTCCAGCCCACCGTCAACACGCAGACCGACGCGCTACATGATCTGTTTGAAAGGGTCCGGCGCCTGGAGAGCGCAGCCATGGCCGGTATGGGCATGGGAGGCATGGACTTGCCGCGGCCGGCGCGTGTGGTGGTGGAGGAATACAAGCCGAAGCCCAAAAAACCCAGGGTTAAAAAGCCAAAGCGGCGCCCAAGGCCAGGGGAGCCGGTAGCAGCCAGCCCCATGAGCCGGACGCCGCCCCCACCGAAGCCGGCGCCCAGGCCGGACGCCGGAGCACCGCCAACTCGCAAGTTCAAGCTGCGCAAGTTGCCAACCAACCTCACGGCCCAACAGCGTGCGCCAGCAGCCAGTTTATAGACCGCCACCGGTTGCCCCTGCCACGCCTGGCGAGCCCACCTGGCACAAGTGCACAGCCTGTGGGGGGCTGACCCTGGACCCGCGGCCTGGCACCTACTCCTGCCCCCGATGCGACGGTACAATGGCAGAGGTGCCCGAGGATGAGATCAACCCGCAAGCTGCCGAATAACTGCCTACGCAGGCACGATCCACCGGTACGCACGCCCGTTGTGGGCGGCCAAGTCCAGCGGTCGCTCAAGGACGTAATCAGCGAGATCAAGGATCAGGGCGAGCTGCAATCTTCGCTCACGTCCGCCACAACTCAGGCCGCGCTGCATGAGCACATGCTCGTGGCGAGCTGCGCTTACTTCGCAGAGGCGACGATCAGCGGTCCTAACGAGGAGCCTTACAACGGCCGGTTTCTAATCGCAAAGCACCACCTGGCATGGGATGAGGCGCTGCTCAGCAACAAGAAGCTCTGCATTCAGGCAGCTCGTGACCACGGCAAGAGCCACTTTTGGGCGGTCGCTTTCCCAATCTGGCTTGGCGGGTGGCGAATGCCTGGCGGCCTGGGCTATATGTTCAGCGCGAGCCAGGAGCTTGCCGAGGAAAAGCTGGAGCTGGTCAAGCGCGAGATCAAACAGAACGAGGCGCTGCATTGGCTGATACCCGAGAGCGGTGAGCGGTACTGGTCAAAGCGGGAGATCCGGCTGAGCACCGGAACCATCATCCGAGCCCGCGGTTGGGGCGTCCGCGTCCGAGGCGGCCACCCTCAGTGGATCATTGCAGACGACGTGTTAGACGACGACTGCTTGTATTCGGAAACCATCCGGCGCCGGTCGGTTGAGTACTTCTTCAGCGTGCCCGTCAACATGGTGGTGCCGAACGGCTGGCTCGTCGTGGTCGGTACGCCGTTTCACTTCGCGGACCTGTACCACAAGATCGCGGAAACCGGGAAATACGCCTGCTTAACTTTTGCCGCCCTGGACGGCGAAGATCCGCTATTCCCGCAGCGGTACAACGCAGCTCGCTTGCAGGACAAACGAGAGGAGATCGGAGAGATCCGGTTTGCTCGCGAGTTTCTGTGCCGGCCGCTATCCGATGAGGCGTCCCTGTTTCCGTCGCACCTGTTTGAAGGTGACGAGGTGCGCGTGCCGTACCGCCTGGGCATGGGCGCGGACCATTGGGAGGAGCGAAACATGCTCCGGTACACCGGCGTTGACCTGGCCTTTTCCGCCGAGACTGGCGCGGACTACACCGTGATCATCACGATTGCAGTAGACCCGCACGGCAACCGGTGGCTGGCAAACATGCGCAGGGGCCGCGGTTGGGGCTATTCCAGGCAGATCCAGGAGATGAAAGAGGAGTACGCGCTCATGCGGCCTGATATGTTCCACATCGAGGCCAATCAGGCTCAGCGCATCCTGGGCGATTCAATCGCAGCTCAGTCCATTTTGCCCGTCCGGCTTTTCTTCACGGCCGGCGCTCAGCCCAAAAAGCCCTGGACCCGCGGCATGACCAGCATTACCGCAGGCAAGCACAGCCTGGACCGCGGCGTACCGAGCTTGAGGCTGGCATTCGAGCGCAAGAAGTGGCGGATCCCGCGCGGTGACGCGCACGCCATTGACATGACCGACACCTGGATCGCGGAGTTTAATTGCATTGCCTACGAAAACGGCAAGGTTGAGTCCGTGGGCGAGCATGACGATTGCGTGATGGCTACTTGGATGGCGGACACCGCAGCTCGCATGGGCGAAGGTGTTACGATGGTATTCGGAGGAGAGGAAGCAGAGCCGGAAAATGTTGATCCAGACGCGCCCGAAGCGGAGGATCTAGACTACTTCGGGCTAGGTGAGTACGATGCTGGGGAGGAACAACCCCCGCAGTACAACCTGGGAAGCCTGATCGGAGACAGAACAGGAGAGTGACACCATGAGTAATCGCAGCGTATCGACCCCCGACCGCGCCGGCAAAACGCCGTCCGAGATCGCCAATCGCAACAGCAAGCTCTGCCAGGATCTTGAGGCGCTGCGCACCTTCATGCGCAACCATATCCAGGGCGGCTACCTCAAGGCGCCGACTACCAGCAGCGCGCAGCTCACCGGCAGCGGCAACACCACGTTCAATGTGAACTACGAGTCCGGCCTGGCCGTGGTCGATGGCGTGGCCGCCAGCGTGCCCCTGAAGGCGGACCTGTCGATCCATGCCGGCAGCAACATCGGTTGGGCAGCTCTGACAACCAAGTCGTGCGTGGCGGCCGTGGTTGCCAAGTCCGTTTCCGGCGTGATCACCCTGGTGGCGGTCAAGGGGACCGTGGACCTGGACGCCGACGCCGTTGGCCCGACCGACGCCGTGATCCAGGCGGCCGTGGGCGCTGGCAACCCGTGGGTCAAGGTGGGGGAAACCACCCTGGAGCGCACCGCGGACACCACCGTGGTCCAGACCTACGACAATACCAAGCGGCCGATCCTGTGCGTCAACGAGGACAGCCAGCTTGGGGACTGGAGCTAGAGCCCCGATACAGGGCACCGGCCGGCGCTAAACCGGCCGCGAATGGCGCCCTCCAAGCGCGGCCCAATGGCCCGGCCGGCGCCCTGCTTTTGGAGCTGGATCGCGCATGGGCTACCCTGTTTCGCGTAGGTGGTTTTGCTTAACCACCACCTTAACTAGCAGCTTAACTAGGTGCTGTCCCTGCCACCTGGACGCGAGCCGTCCGCCCCCGTCATTTTTGTCCGTCCGAAGCGGTGGAATTGTCCACCGATACGGTAAAGGTGCGAGATGATTGGGGGCGGCCTGTCGTTTTGCTTAACCTATGGCTTAACTAGCAACTTATCCAATTCGTAGCAGATGCAGATGCAGATGAAGATCTGTTTTTAAGGGGGGGTGCAGGGGGGGAAACCGGGAGAAGGATCCGCCATGCCTATTTGGCTAAAACAACCGCCGCAGCCCGCGCCGATAATCCAGGCGAACAGCGCCTTGCTCACCATGCGCCAGGCAGAGCGCACGCCACCGGCCAGCCGCGGTGAGTTTGGGAACATGAAGCAGGCCAACAGTGTGCGTGACGTGCTGGACGGGCTAGGTCTGGGGATGGATCTTGAGCGCGCCCTGGGCGAGCGCGTTGAGCAATGGCTGGCCTGTCGTACCCAGGTTGAGATCATGGAGCGCGCACGGCACGATCTGGCCGGAGCTGTGGCGGATCCCTACGTCCGGCGCGAGATCATGGGCCGCGCCATGAACCTGTGGCTGCGCACCGTGCAACCGGCCGAGCGGGCGCCGAACCATGGGACCATGATCATCAAGGCCCAGGCTGCGCAGTTCGCACCGGACAACCGGCGGCGGTGGGGAGGTGGGAAGCCCTACGGCGGGCAACGTCCGCCCTTGAGCCGGACGGTGACAGGACAGCCGAGCGGTGGAGGGTGGGAGGAAGTAAAGAACAGCGCCCATGGAGGTTGGCGCAGGCCGGACGGCCGCGGTGGTTACGAATATTGGTATCCAGGGCAGGGCGGCCCCGGTGGCGGCCCTGGGGGAGCTGGGGGCGAAGCCAAGCCTCACCCGAATGAGGGCCAGGGCAAGGGCGATCCAAAGCCACCTGGCGTAAGGTGGGCACCTGTGCCGCACCATGCGCCGGGAACATTCCGCCGGCCAGCCGAAGATCATTCCGCGGGCGGGCCAGCTCACGCTTCACGCATGGAGGCGCAAGGGATTGCCTCAGAGCCGCACCGCGGGGCAGCGGAGGGGGAGAGTCAAGGCAACGAAACCCAGGGCGACAAGCCCGCAGAATCAGGAAAGGACTCCGGCATCCCGCCAGAGCTGCAAGCGCAGCTCGCCCAGGCCATTGAAGCCTACGGTATGGACGCGGTGAAAAAGGGGCTGGGGAGCGTGACAGAGGCCGCGGCGAAGGCGGCCGATGAGCAGTACCAGGCCAAGGCCGCGGAGCTGGGGAAACATGAGACAGTCCAGGCCGCGGTAAAAGAGCACTTCGGCGGCAAGCTGCGCAGCAAGCCGAGCGAGCAAGAGGTTAAACAGCTCGCAAAAAAGCTGGGCAACGATCCCGAGATCCGCAAGCTGGCTGAAACGGCCATGCAGGGCGCCGATGGTGCGGTGGTGGACGCGATAGCCCAGGCCGCGGTGGACGCAGCCCCCAAGGCCGATCCTGGCCTGGCTAAAAAGCTCCTGGTAGGCGCCAAGGTCGCAGCCAAGGCAGCTCTGCCGAGCGCGGCGTTTGGTTTCGTGGACAACTTCATGCTGTACCTGGCAGGGGCGAGCATTGACACCATGATCGCAGCCATGGGTTTCGGCGCCGCGGTGGTGGCCGGCCTGGGCAACGCAATCAGTGATTCAGTGGGCGAAGCCGTGGCTGACAAGATGGAGCGTTTCCTCGACAAACTGCCAGGGCTGAAAGAGGACGAGAAGGATGTTCTGACCCCGGAGCAGCGTCAGAAGATCGAGAGCAAGGCTAAGGTCGCGGGCGTGTTTGTTGGCGCGATCATCGGCATGTGCCCGTTGCTGGTAGGGATCGGGTTTGGGGGAGCGCCAGCCGCCAAGTCAGAACGGCTGGTATTTGCCGGCGGCCGGTTGCTGCTCAAGAGCGAGCCGGACCCGTTGCCCGCCCTGGACGGAGCGCCCGAGCTGGTGTTTGTCATGGTGGACACCGAGCCGCGCGACGGCCTGTTTCTGGTCAAGGGAGCGGGGCACAAGTACCTCAGACGGATCCGCAACCCGAGCCCACCGCCCAACTGGCGCTATCTGTACAAGTACCCAACCAGGAAGGGTTTGGTACACGACGATCACCTCGTTGAAGGGGCGAAATTCAAGGGCAAACACGGCGACCTGGAGGGCCACTTTGAAGTAACCGGAGTGGTCAAAAAGAAGGGCAAGCACGTTATCGCGCTGAAGCACGACGAGTCCGGCAAAACGATCTACGTTCACCGCAAGGACATTCAGGGAATGCTCACCCGCTATCACAAGGATGCGGGCACGCATAAGGAGCCGCGCAAGCGCAAGCCCAGGGCGCCCAGGGCGCCGGCTAAGAGCTTTCCCGAGCCGGACAAGAGCAAGGCAACCGAGGGCACCTACAGCGGCGAGCTGCCGAAGATCGGGCTCAGGGACACTCACGCATGGGAGGAGATGAAAGGCTTTGCTGACGATGAGCAAGCCGCGCGGGAATTGCTGGCGAGCTGGGACACGCACGGCCAGGAGTACGGCCTGATACCGCAGCCCAACGGGGTGATGATTATGCGCCGGACAGCTCGCACCGGCAGCAAGGCGGTGAAAGAGGGCGCGTCTACCGTGGTGGCGTTCAAGGGCGACGGCAAGATAGAGCGCCAGCAAGGCGAGTACATGGTCATGGAAATGAGCGAGCTGATCCCGAGCCACAAGCCAGGGAGCTTTGCGCCGGACCCGCGCTACCCCGATGGTGTTCAGGAGCGCGTTTACCACGACGATCCAAACGAGCGCGCGAAGGTGGAGGAGATCGCCCGCGGCCTGGATCCTTTTTTCGTGATCAACACCAATAACGACGGCGTTGGAGGGCCGCCCGTGATCACTCCAGACGGGATCGTGCTAGGCGGCAACGGTCGCACCATGGGGATCATGACGGCATACACGCACTACCCGGAGAGCGGGCAGAAGTACAAGGATCACCTGGCAAGCCAGGCCAGCGACTTTGGTTTCAGCTCGCATGACATTCAGGGCATGAGCCAGCCGGTGCTAGTGCGGCGCGTGGCGGTGGACGCGAATAACACGCAGAAGGCTCGCATGTGGGCGCGCGTGCTGAATGAGCCGTTGACGCAGGGCATGGACCCGCGCACCGAGGAAGTTGCGGTCGCGAAGAACCACATGAACGAGCGCGTGATCGCCGCCCTGGTGGCCGGCATGAAAGAGGGCGAGACAATCCACGCCTTTTTGAGCGGGGCACATAGCCGTGAGTTTGTGGACGGGTTGAAGCTGGCCGGCATCATCGACCGGTACAACGAAAGCAAGTATCGCCACGTTGACGCCACGGCCGGAGCTGACAAGCAAGGGCTGCTTAACGAGGAAGGGATCATGAGGATCCAGCGCGTGCTAATCGCCTCGCTTATCCCTGATTCTCGGCTGCTCAAGCGTATGCCGAAAAACATGATCACAGCTCTGGCCGGCAGCGTGCCGCACCTGTACCGCGCCCAGGCCGCCGGTTGGGATCTGTCCGGCGCGCTGGCCGCGGCGGCGGACGCCTGGCTTGACGCGAAACACCGGGAGTACAAGACAGCCGCCGCCTACCTCAAGGCCACCGAAATGGACTACGGCGACGGCGATAACAAGATGGCGCCGTTGATGAAAGATCAGGCCGCGGAGTTTATGTTTCGGATCCTGTTCAAACCGCAGGCCACCGCGACGGCCACAAAGATGCGCGAGCTGGCAAACCGCGCGGGAATGGCGAAGCAAGCCCGAGAGGAGCAGGACAGCGGCGGCATGTTTGCCATGCTGGGCGAAACCGCGGACGCGCCAGAGCCGGAGAAGTTGACCGACGCGCTTGATACGATCTGGGGTATCACGGCAGAGGGGCGCGGCCGGCGCCAGGCGGAAAAGGACGCGGCCAGGGCGGAACAGCTCAAGGCGTACCAGGCGCGAGCCGATGAAATGGGAATGCACGTCGAGCAGTACGAGGCTTACCAGGATTGGGCCGCGGAGGACAAGAAGTGGCAGGACCGGCAGAACAAGCGCAAGCGCAAGGCGCGCAAGCCGGACCCGAGGCCGGAGAAGCCGCCGATCATCCAAGGGCTGAGAGTGGGACACCGGGAGCACAACATGGGGCTATTCCGCGAGCACGATGCGAAGCGACGGCGCGAGCAGATGAAAGACGACAGCCGGGAGCGGGAGGCAAGTTAATGGCGAAGGCAGAGAAGAAGGGCGCCGCCGCGGCCGGAGTCCGGTACGTCATGGACTGCCTGCTGGTGGAGGCCAAATTCGAGGTACAAGGGGCGGTGCACCTGTCCATGATTAAGGACCGGAGCGTGAGCGTTAAAACCTCAGAGATCGTCGCGCGCCTCAAGAAGTTCGCCCAGGCCAAGCTGGAGCTGGACCCGCGGTTTCGCGCCGGTTGGGGCAGCTCGCCAGTGACCGATGAGCAGCTACACGCAATCGTCGGGCCGTTGGTTGAAATGCGGGCCGGAAAGATCGTCAAGGGCGGTGAGCGGATCTGGTGCCAGGGAGGGCCAGCTCCGCGCCCTTTCGTTAAGGGCGAGCGGCCGTCCGGCGCAGGCTGGCAGGCCGTACCAAATACCAAATTTGGCGGGTACAGGCGCCGCGGCAAGGGCGGCAAGTGGGAGTATTGGTATCCCGAAAAGCACGCCAAGTTGGGCCATGGGTTTGAAGCTGAGCATGTGGAGCTGCGCGAAAAGCGCGACCGCGTTGCGGCCGACATAGAGCGCCGCGGCCTGGGGGTGGAGTACGAAACGAGCCCAGGCCGGTATCTGGTTGTCATGCCGGACCCGTCGCACGCGGGCAAGGTCCGCACGCAGAGCTACGATGAGCACGGATTCTCTGGGCACCGCACCTATGACGATCTGCCAGCTCTGGCCGCGGACGTTGCCAAGTGGGAGTACAACGGGATCAAGCCAGCTCAGGCCGGCACGCTAGACAAGCTCGCCCAGGGCGAGCCATGGCGCCAGGCCGCCCTTCACCAGCAAGCGTTAAGGGAGATCGAAAGCCTGGAGAGGCAGGGGCAGGACGTGAGCGAGCTACACGCGGTCCTAGCTCGCAAAGGGTCAGAGGCGCTACTGGCGCACCTGGGCAAGTCGGAGGCGCCGCGGTTGCTCGCCCTGGGCGACCGGTTGGTCAAGGCTGGCGTTGGAGCGGAGCGGCAACAGATCATGTTTGCAGCTCGCCAGCGCAAGCAGTACCCGCCAGGTTACAAGCCGGAGCACAAGGTCAAGGGAAAGACGGTCAAGGTCCACACTAACGGCTGGCAGGCTATCCCCAAGGGGCACAAGGGAGGCTATCGGCGCCGGACCCGCGGCGGGTGGGAGTACTGGTATCCAGACCATCACGCGCGGCCTGGGCTACACGCACCGAGCGTGGAGCCGCACGGCGGCACGTTGGCCGAAGCGGTGGAGCTGCGCGAAAAGCACGGCGTGCCGATCCATGTAAGCTGTGGCGCTGGGGTGGACAGTACCGGTTTGCTGGTAGGCATGTATCAGCAGGGGATCCGGCCGGATGCGGTTGTGTTTGCGGACGTGGGGAACGAAAACCCGCGCACTTATATGTTCCTTCCCCACCTGGACGCATGGCTGAGATCGGTTGGCTTCCCGCCCCTAACCGTGGTGCGAAACAAGCCGACCGTTAGCGCCTCAGAAATGGTGAGAGAGGCGCGCGGAAAGACTTACGCCACGTTGGAACAGAACGTGGTGCTGCATGAAACCCTGCCGTCAATCTCACTGGCCGGTGGCCGCGGTTGCAGCCAGAAGTGGAAACACCAGCCTCAAGAAGCCTGGGCAAACCAGCGCGAGGATTGCCAGTCGGCATGGGAGCAGGGCTTCAAGGTCACGAAGCTAATCGGCTACAGCTCTGACCCGGCGGACAAGCGCCGGCCGGATATGCCGGACGATGAGAAGTATCACTATCAGTACCCGTTGCGTGAATGGGGGTGGGATCGGGAGCGGTGCAAGAAAGAGATCGCCGCGGCCGGTATGCCCGTACCAGTCAAGAGCGCGTGCTGGTTTTGCACAGCGACCAAGCCGCACGAGCTGCGCCGCATAGTGAGCGAGTACCCCGACATCGGCCGCCGGATAATCCAGATGGAGGCCGCCGCGGAGGACAACCTACGCAAGATCCGCGGCCTGTGGGGCACACCGGTGAAGGGGGCCAGGGGCGCGCTAAAGAAGCCGGGAACAATGGCAGAGTGGATCATCGGGGAGGAGTTGCTGCCGGAGTTTAAGGGCCAGGATATTGTTGACCCGTGGTGGCGCCAATCAGGCCAGGTGACGCCCGGTAACGAGCACTTCAAGGTGGCGGACGTGATGCACCTTGTAGACGCGCCACCGCCGCCGGTGAGCCCGCTTGAGGATCTAAGCGGCCTGGCTCCGGTGGACACCGACGAGCTGCGCGAGCAGAGCAAGGCGCGAAAGCGAGGTGGTGCGGTTCAGACCAGCTTGTTTAAGAGCGCGCCCAGGGCGACGATGAGGGACGGAGATCAAAAGTTCTGGGCAGCCATGGCATTGATCCAGGCGTTTGATCAATTCGACAGCATGGGCAAGGACGGCAAGCGGCATGGATCTGAATGACCTGTTACAGCGAGGGTTGAGAAAGGCGGAACAGCTCGATCTGTTTGGGCCGGAGCAACTAACCTCAGACAGAGGGCCACGAGACACCGTGAAGCCGGCCACGCCGCGCCGAGTTGGTAAGCCAGGCCGCGGCAAGCGCCGCAAGAGCAAGCGCGTTATACCGCCGCACCAGGGCCACATGACGCCACCTGGCAAGGGTTGGCAGGCTATCCCGCGGGGCAAGAAGGGCGGTTTCAGACGCAAGGGCAGCAACGGCAAGTGGGAGTACTGGTATCCCAACAGGGGAATCACTCCCAGCCCGCACCATAAAGACATTCCCGACAGGCCCGATCCGGCGAAGGATCCGAAGGGCGCGCTGGCATGGTGGGGGATGCGCCTTTATGAAGGCACCGTCAACGACGAGGGGTTTTGGCAGGACCACCGGAGGACAACCGGAGCCAGGCCGCGGGTTTACAGCTTGAGTTGGGATTATGGCCGAATGAGCCTGGCCCTGTTTGATGCAGTCGAGGGCATACCTCAACAGCAAAGGGCCGCCATTTTGGAGCCGACGCGGGAGCGAGCGCACTTCCCCCGCGATCAGTTCACCGACATGGCCGAAAGCTATCGCCGGTTGGAGGAATACCAAGTCGCGGTGCGATTGAATGCCGAGCGCCGGCCGGCCGCCCCCGTCGAGGACGTTGACGCCGCGGTGGACAGCCTGCAAGGGGTGGAGCCGGAGTCCGCCCAGGGCGCCGACGTGCCGCACCTGGAAGTTGAGGAGTACGACGGCCGCGAGGGCGATCCAAACCACCTTACGCGCAAGGAAACCGGCCGCGTAACGCCGCAAAGCCTGGCTCACTTAAAGGGGGCCAGGAAAGAGCACGGCTACATGCGCTGGCACGACGGCAGCGCCATTGGAGCGAAGGATCCAGGGGAATACTTCGGCAGATATACCAGGGAAAAGTGGGAGGCGTTTGTTGCCGACATTAAAGCGCGCGGCGTTCAGGATCCGGTTTTCATCGTTAGGAACCCAGAGCCAGGCACGCGGCACGATCCGGCTGGAACGTGGGTGTATGAGGGCAATCACCGCATAGCCGCGGCATTGGAGGCGGGGGTTAAAACGATCCCGGTAGAGATCCGCTACTTCGGCCACACTGAGCGCGACGGCCAGGCTGCGCCAGGGTGGGATCGTATGCCCGAGAGTGAGCCCGCCCAGGGCGAGCCACACGAGCCGGGGCCGGATACGTTTCACGGCAAACTTACGGCGCTACGGGCCGAGGCTGAAAGGCTGGACTTGCCCACGGCCGCCAGGCTGCTTAACCCGGAAGGCTGGCCCACGGACGATGAGAAGTTGGGCAGCGTGCTAATGGACGCCACCGCGGAGCTGGGCGGGTTGCTAGTAGGGGAGGATACGCCGGACAACCGCCGCCGCCGTGAGCTGCTAATCGAGGGGATCAAGGTCTGGACCAAGGATGGCGAGTACGAGCCGATCACGTCCCTGCATACCAGCCGCGAGGATCTTCAACGGCTGGGGTTTAGGACCATTGCCAAGTTCACTGATCTGAAAAAGCTGGGCTACCGTATCGTTCAGTGGGCGCGCGTGGTGGGCGAGGTGTACGGCGACAACAAGGACATGGCCGGTTGGGAGATCGTTCACGAGTATGACCCGATGCACCCCGACGCGGGCAGCGGCGCAGGGCTGGCCGGCAAGCGTGATCACAAGACGGGTGACGGGTTGGGCTATTGGGAGGCTCCAGCGCCCGGTGATGCGCCAGGGATGAGCCCCGAGGCGGTGCGCTACACGGCGCCGGCCGGACCCGCGACAAGCAAGGTCCATGAGCTGTTGACGGGGGAAGCTACGCGCTTGACGTTGCCAGGCGTAGACATGAAGGGCACCAGCGTGCGCAAGCGCGGTGTTAATCCGGCCGATGCAATGGACCGCGGAAGGGCAGAGCGGGACAAGGCCAGGCGGGCGCAGACCAGCCTGGGGTTTGACTACTCCGGCGACAGCCCGCACCACCAGGCAGAGCGCGCCAGGGAGCTTAGTATGGGGGCGGCCTGGGCGATCCTTAACCCGGATTTTGAACATACCTCGACCGACGTTAAGCGCGTCCGGCAGCAGCTCGCAGATGATGCGGTTGAGCTGGCGAAGCTACAGGCCAGCGAGCCGGATAGCGAGGCAACGCGCGAGCTGGCTGAAATGCAGAAGCTCCGGCGGGCCGCGTTGCGCACGGTGAAGCCCAAAGGCAAGCGAGCCGCGGCGCTGACAGCTCGTGGGGAGAGTAAAAAAAAAGATCCGGCCGCCGGGATTTATGAGCGGGTAGCCCAGGCATCGGGAAGTTCCGCAGCTTGGATGGTGCAAAGCAAGGCCCGCGAGGTTGCTCATATGCAGCCTGGCGACCACTTTATGAAGCCAGGCGGGATTTACGCGACCGCGGCCAAGATCACGTCAACCCATGTGATCGATACCCTGGGCAAAAAGCACACGCTGGCGTCCCTGTTTGGGCTGAAGCTGAAGGATAAGGATCTGGTAACGCTGGCCCTGGCGGAAGGCGCCAAAGAGCCGCCGCCCAAGCGCGGACCAAACCCGGATTGGGTAGCCGGCTGGGAGCGCATGAAGCCAGGCGACAGCTTCACCTTGCCAGCCGATCCGCGAGGGCTGAGCTACCACGGGCCAGTGTTGGCCGGAGCGCGCGAGTACAAGGTTACAAGGCGGGTGGGAGATCGGACCTTTGAGGTGGAATTTCAGCACCCGGAAGGGCCAATAACCGAGGCCGAAGCCAGGGCGGCGCATGTAGACCACAAGGGGCGCCCGCGCGGGAACAGCGGCCTGGCCTACCATGGGCAGAAGTTCCGAGCTGAGATCAGCCGTTACCATGATGGATCGTGGGGCGTTGATCTCCTCGACCCTAACCCCACGTCTTACATTTCAGCTCACCCGGACGGCGGTGGAGCGGCGCCCACTGAGCAGAACAATGGAGGGCACGAGGGGATCGAAGTGGACCCGGTGATTCATCATCGGTCGGCGCCGATGCTGCGCGCCATGGCCGGACAGAAGGCCAAAATGCCGGAGCCGGGAAGCATCACCGTCAACCTGGCAGAGCTGGCGAAGAAAACCGGAGCAGACTACCACGACAACCTAACCCTGGCGGCCAGCGTTGCTCAGGCTTTCTTGACGGGTAGCGACAACCTGCCCGTGATCCTGCCGATGCTGATTAAGCATGTGAAAAAGGATCAGGCCGCGATTGATGAAGGCCGGGAGAAGTGGGACAGCCTGCCCGCGGCGCTCAAATACGACTACGCCAAGATGGCAGAGTTGCACGAGCGGCGCCGATCCGTACTGGATCAGGTTGAACCAGGGTGGGACCGTATGCCGGACAGCGAGGGCGGCGAAAGCCCTGGCGACAAGATGATGCGCATGACGCGCGAGGGTCCGAAGCTCACCGCGGAGGGGCTGTCTCCCGGCGGGCCGGAGCCAGCGCCGGCCGAGGTGGAGGCGAAACGCAAGGCGCTGCTAGACCGCGCGAAGGATCTGGAGCGGCGCTCTGACAGAGAGTTTGAGCAGGCGCGCGGCATAATCCAGCACCATACCGGGCAGCCTATCCAGGCGAGCGGGCACCATTCCAGGGGCCGGCACATGCGCGAGCTGGAGCGGCACGACGAGAAAGCCGCCCGAGCAATTCGGACGCAGAAGCAGGCCGAAGCTCTACGCGCCCGCGCTGAGCGGGTGGAGGATGAGCTGCGCGGTGCGCGCAAGGCGTCCGCCGGCAAGCCGGAGGCCAGCGGCGACAGATGGATCCGCCTGGGCGAAGGGACCACGCGCCGGCAAGCCATGCGGGCAGCTCGCAAGGGCGACTTTGGACCGCCGGTGGGCAGGCAGGTTCAAAACGCGATCTGCATTGCCCTGGACGTAAACGGCCGGTGGTGGGTTGGGGAGCGCGGCACCTTGGAGGGCGGCAGCTCCGGCGGACACCCGCTTAGGCTTATCGCCTATACAACGCCGAAGAAGGGCGCGAAGTGGGAGCCCACGGTGGGCAAGTATTCCGCCCGATCAATGGACGAGGCAGAGGAAACCGCCCGCAGTTATTTTGCCAGCCTGGCAGACGGCACCCGAGAGGTGACGATACCGGACAGCGACAAGATCAATCAGCCGCCGATAGACCTGGAGCACGACGGGTGGACCGCGGAGTCATGGCAGGCGTTCCGCCAGGGCGAGCTGGACGGCCAAGCCGAAGCGAAGCGGAAAGCAGAGGCAGAGCGCCAGGCCAGGGTTGAGGCGCAGGAGCGGCGAGAGGCCGAGGCAAGAGCCAAGCGCGAAGCGGAGGTTAAAAAGCGACAGCAGGAACAGGAGCGCAAGCGCCAGAAGCGGGTTGAGTCCGGCAAGCCAGCGCGGGCATTGTGGGAGGGATTGCAGCCTGGCGATAAGTTCCAGTTTCCCCCCATGGGCGCCTATGGGGACTATGACCCGCACGTTTACGTTGTGAAAGCGGTGGGCCGAAGTGAGATAAGCGGGGAGCCGGAGATCGTTATCCGGCGGCACCGCGCCCGTAAAACCATGACGGCCACGATGGATGAGTTTGGGCATGTTTCCGCCATTCCCGAGGGAAAGCAGAGCTGGCTGAGCCGAAGCCTGGGCAGGCCGGAGCCGTTTGAAAAGCCGAAGCCCGAGCCGGCCGGCACCATGGGGCCAGGCGCGCACCCTTACACCGCGGAGCTGCAAGCCAAACTGAAAGAGCTGGAGGCAATCTATCAAAAGCACAAGATCAAGGGGCCGAAGGCCGACCGCGTTATGGCGGCGTTTCGCGAGGTGGTGGTGGAGGTGTCTAACCTTCCGGCCGACGCGGACGTGGGCACGGCCAACAGCTTTTCCACACGAGCCCCGCGGTCCAGGGCGTAAACGGCCGCATGGAAGATCAACGAATACATGCGCGAGCTGGCGCAGCGGCGCACGGCCGCCAAGCGCAAGGCGGCGAAGAAAGCGGCGGCGCAACGGGAGGTAGAAGGCAAGGCCACCGAGGGCACCGCGCCCGCGGAGCTGGAGAGCACCGAGCCGTCCGAGTTGATGCGCAAGCCTGCTTACAAGGCGGCGCTGGACCTTCACGAGCATGTTAGCGAGCGGCGTATCCTCGACAGCTACACGATAGAGGACTATCCGATCTCCCGGCACCACCGCGGCGCGGTCAAGGTGTGGGTACAGCACCGGCCAGGCTACGGATGGCGCCTCATGCGGCAAACCTCGAAACCCTACGGAGGGTGGGCCAAGCCGAAAAATTGGGGCACCTACTCCCACAGCCCGATTTACATCGTGGAGCCCAAGCCAGGATCCGATGAGCGCGGGATCGTGCTGCGCATACACGAGGAGTGGCACGCTGGCGCTACGCTGAGCACCATCACGGGCACACAGGTTATGGGCTGGTCAAACGACGACAGGGGAGGCAGCAACGACAATTCGCCCGACGTGAAGCTCGCCCACGAGATCAACGCCCTGGCGCGGTCCAGGCGCGTGGCCGAAGCGGCAGAGGTGGCGCCGGAGCAGGTAGCAGCTCAACAGGCAGAGAACCAGGAGCGCGCTATCGAGGCCGTAACCAGCAAGTTTGAGCGCGGCCTGGCGGAAGCGCGTCACCGGTTGGATCAGGTGCGCGGCACGGCAGACCCGAACCGGTTGGGCAGCCAGAAACGCCGGAGCTACGAAACGGCGTTGAGGATCCTGTCAGACTACGGCGTTGACTCCAGCACGGGCGAGATCAGCTCATGGGGCAAGTTGGGCAAGTGGGCCGCCAAGCTCGCCAGGTGGACACCGGACGCGCCCGCGCTGCCGGATAACGTCAACGCGCCCGCCCAGGGCGACCGGCCGAAAACCGGACCCGAGCGCATGGCAGAGCTGAAACGGATGCAGGATAACAAGCCCACGCCGCGGTTGACGCCGCACCAGCGGGCCATGGGCCAGTTCAATACGCCGCACCCGATTGCCTATCGCATGGCAGAGCTGGCCGGCGTGAAGGGAAAGACGGTGCTGGACCCGACCGCGGGAGAGGGCCGGCTGTTGCAGTACGCGCGTGAGCAAGGCGCGGACAAGGCGCACGGGTTTGAGATCGACAGCAGCTTGACCGACTACGCCAGCCAGCACGGCGTATTGCACGCCGATTTTATGAGCGTGCCAGCGGCCAAAAACCAGGCGGACGTGGTGCTGCTAAACCCGCCGTTTACGACTCGCGGCGGGCCGGATACCGCGGGGATCATGCGCAAGGCGCTGCATGATTGCTGGACCGGCGAAGGCCGCGCGGTGGTACTTCTGCCGGCTGGCCCGAGCGGGGAGAAGTTGATCGCGCCGTACCGCGATATGGTGGTAGATGAACATGATCTAGCTGACGATGCGTTCAGGCGCGAGGGAACTAGCGTGCGGTCCAGGCTGTATGTGCTGGAGAAGGAATCAACCGCCAAGTCCGAGCGGCTGATCTTGGAGGGCGAGCCGATGGAAAAATGGGATGGCTACCTACTTCACAAGGGGCAGCGCCGGCCACCTGGCGCCGGCTGGCAGCCTGCACCCCACAGCAAAAAGGGCTACTGGCGAAAGCGTGGCCCTGGCAACCGTTGGGTGTACTGGAATCCAGCTCACGGCGTGCACCAGGAAGGCGGCGACCTGTTTAACCGCGGTGGTACAGAGGAAGTGGGCCGGCTGAAGCCAGAGGATAGCCAGCGCGAGGCAGAGCACCACGAGGCCATGACCGAGGTTATCCAGGCGCGCGAGCTGGCGAAGCGGACCAAGGCCAGGTTTGGCAACGGCAGCCACAGTGAGCGGGTAGCCGCGGCCCTGTCGCGTGGGGATCACGAGGCGGTGACGCGCACGCATAGCGCGGAGGCGGCGCACGCTACCACCACGGCAGAGCTGGACAAGATTAAGGGCCAGATCGCGCGGAGCCGGGACATACACCGGATCCACGAGCTGCAAGACAAAGCACGGCGGATAGCCGCGGCCGGAACGGCGCTCATGCACCACTACGAAACCCGCCAGGCCAGCCTGTTTGACGAGGACACTTCGATCCCCGAGGTGAAGCGGCTGAGCCGCGCGGAGCTGCATGATCATTCCGAGTCGTTGATGGAGATTGAGCGGGCTGCGCAGCGCCACCACCGCAAGGGCAACGAGGACCAGGCCACCGCGGAGATCCGGCGTTTGGCCGATGCAAAAGACAAGCTCAAGGCAGAACTGCCGAAAGGTGAGTTTCAGAAGGTTCTGGATCGGTTTCAGGAAACCGTAGCGCGCGAGCAGCGCGAGCGGTGGAAGCGGCAACGCGAAGCCGGCAAGGGCAAGCGCAAGAAGGCGCCGCCGGTGGCGGACATGAGCCAGTCGAGCCTGGCCCTGGGCGGCAAGGGAGACAAGGGCGGCCAGCGCGAGGCGAAGTTGGAGCACGGCGGAAAGAAGCCGAAGCAAGCCAGGGCAACCCAGGGCAGCCTGTTCACCGATGGCGACCTGGGCGGCACCGGCCGGTTGCCGGGGTTTTAAGTGGGCCAGCAACAGCAACTTGGATTTGACTTTGGCGGCGAAAAAAAGCGCGTCAAGGTACTGAGCGCAGGCGGCGGCCTTGACTCCTGGGCAATGTGGCTCAGGGCCAAGGCGCGCGGGGAGCTGCCGGATCTGGTTATTTTTGCGGACGTGGGAGATCCCGAGGGCAAGCACCCCGCGGAGTGGCCGAGCACCTACCAGCACTTGAGGGAGGTATTCCGGCCGGATGTTGAGGCGCAAGGCGTTGAGTTTAAGTGGCTGACCGCCGAGGACATACCCGTTCGATCCCACCGAAAGAGCTGCAAGAGTTGCGGGGAGCAGCACCCGGAGGGGTTTGACAGCCTGTATGCCTATCTCCGGCACATGCGAAACCTGCCAACTGGCTCGTCAAAAATGTGCACCAGCGCGGGCAAGGTGGAGCGGATCGGCCAGTGGGTTGAGGACCGATACCCCGACGTAGACGAGATCGAAATGTGGATCGGGTACGGCGCAGAGGAAACCGGCCGCCTGAAGAAAAACAGGTACGCCCAGGGCCAGGGGCGGCGCGTCAACCGATACCCGTTGATTGAAGAAAAGCTCTGTCGGGAAAAAGAGCTGGTGATTGCCATGGCGAGCGGGCACCCCGTGCCGCGCAAGAGCGCGTGCGTTTACTGCCCGATGAGCAGCCGCGGTGACTTTCTCACGCTGCTTAAAGAGCAGCCCAAGATGTTCCAAATGACGCTGGACATGGAGGAAAACTCAAAGCTAACCGAAGCCCGACGCAAGCGATTGCGCTACTCCGGCACCGGCGAGCATATGCCGAACTTGCTTGAGTGGGTCACGAACACCGGCCGGTACGAATTTACGCCAACCGGACGCCGGACCAAGCCGTATATCTCCAGCCGAGACAAAGAGGATTGCCCCTGTTGCGGGAACAAGAAAGCCAGCAAGGCGACAGGCTCAGACTACGCGCACGCTGGCACCGGCCGCGAGATCCCGGTTGACGTTACAGAGCTGGACGCGCCAGGGCACGTCATTGCGATCCATGTGGACAAAAAGACAGGCGAGCCATACGTCGATCACAAGCTCAATATCCCTTACATGGAGGAAGCCCACGGCCCGATCACGCCGGAAACGCCGATCATAAACTACGGAACCAAGCCGATAGTGGGCCTGGAAACCACGTTTACGCCCCACATCCTGTACGTTGGCCCACGGGGCGGCCGGTGGGCAGACCCGAAACACCGGATACATTGGGATCCGAAGGTGCACGGAACGGTGACAAGTCAAACCAGGCGGATAAAGAAAGCCGAGGTGATGCTCAAGGGCGGCAAGTTTCCAATCGGGACAATCCGCACCTGGCGGGACGGCAAGCGGTATAGAAAGGTCAGAGAGGGCCAGTGGCAAGAGGTAGCGCCAGCTCGCCAGGCACAGCAGCTCGATCTGTTTGCGGCCATGGATTCGCGCGTTACCGAAAAGGACCGCGAGCCGATTTGCAGCCGGCCGCCGCCGGTCAGTGTGCCACCGGAGATCAAAGACGCCCTGGACCGCGGCGGATACCTGATTATCAACAGCTCCGGCGGCAAGGACTCGCACGCGCTGACCTACGCCCTGGCGACCTGTCCCGAGCTGGCGGCCTACAAGGACCGCATGATCGTCTATCACGCGGACCTGGGCAGGGCCGAGTGGCCGGGAGCTGGTGCCAAGGCAGAGGAGATCGCCAAGCAGTTCGGGTTGCCGTTCGTGAAGGTCAAGCGGGACGCGAGTATCAACCGGGAGACAGGCAAGCGGGAGGTGTGGGAAGGCGACATGCTAACCCACATGGAGGAGCGGGCAGCCTGGCCTAGCATGACAACGCGAATTTGCACGTCCGCCTTAAAGACAGGCCCGATCTGGAAAGCCCTACGGCGCCGGTTTTCCAAGGAAGGCGTGCCGATTGTTTCCGCCCTGGGCGTGAGAAGGCAAGAGGGCGAAGGCGACAAGGTAAACGCGGGCAGCCGGTGGTTTGCAGAGGAGTGGCACCAGGGCGGCGACTTTGGAACAAAATCAGTCAAGGAGCCGGTGCGCCTTGAGGTGCGCGAGGTATCTCACGAGCTGGCGCCCTGGCCTAGCCCGAGCAAAAAGGATCTCCGCGCGGTGAAGCGGGGGACAGTAAACCGGTCTGTCAAGCGGGAAGCCTACGAATGGAATCCCCTTGTGGATTGGGATCTGTCGCACGTTTGGGGGGCCACGCGCGAGTCCGGCGTGGATCGGCATTACGCCTACGATCTGGGGTCCAGCCGGTTGAGCTGCTTGTGGTGTCCGTTGTCCAGCCAGGCGGACAAGGTAGCCGCAGCCAAGGCCCACCCGGAGATATTGCGCCAGTGGCTTGACGCTGAGAACAAAATGCGCGCCACGCATGAGCAGCGCCGAGGATTTTGGGCAGAGCACATAGACCGCGGCCAGGTTGAGGGCGGCATGGAAGTAACAGAGCCGAAAGACGGCGGTGTGCCCCTGTATGCGTTCGACGCGGCCAGAATGAGCCAGGCCGAGATCGTGGATATGAAGCGCAACGGGGGGAAGTACAGCAAGAAGCGCGGGACCGTCGAGATCCCCAAGCGATACCTCAAGCCGTTTCTGGAGTACGGCACGAAGGGCAACCAGGGCGAGAGCTTGCTTGCCTTAATGGCCCGGTTAGGCGTCACGCTGGAGAAGGCAGCCAGCGATCCGGCATTCGTGCGAGAGTTGGTCAAGCGAGCACGCGAGCACGGCCGCCAGATGGACCGCTACCAGCTCGCAGTCGAGCGGGTGATAGAGGTTAAGGACCGCGTTGCAAGGGCCAACGGCGCCACCAGAGAGCGCCTGTTGCGGCTGTATCAGCGGGAGATGGATCAGCTTGCCGGCATTGGCGCGCAGCTCAAGGGCTCGCACCCGTTCCCCTCGTCCGGCGAGGGCATAGCCAGGGAGCAGGCCGCGCGTAAGTCGCTGCTGGACCGCGGCCAGGCCGTAGCAGCTCGCATGGAGGAACGGATGGAGAAGGCGCGCAAGGCGCCAGAGAATCAGCTTGGGTTTGACTTTAGCAGCCATGAGCCGAAGCCGGCAGCCAAGGCAGCCAGAGCGGCCAAGCCGACCGGCGGCGAGTCGCACGCGCAGCTCTTAGGCATGGGCTGGCGCCCGATTGAGCACCCGCGGGGAGGCAAGCACGGCTACTTTAAGATCGTGGGCGGCAAGAGGCGGTATTACTACCCTGACTTTGTGCCACACGGGCACCACGGGCACCGGCCGCCGCCAACCGCCACAGACGGAGAGGAGTTGTTTAGGACCAAAGCCGCGCGCTGGTATGAGGATAAAAACGGCGTGCTGTTGGTAGTAGATCGCGATCCTTTCTATGATCCACCGCGCGGTTACGGCGTTTATCGGGCGAAGCCGATACCCCACAAGGACACGCACCAGCTCAGACGACACCGGGGATTCTCTTTTCACCCCACGGCCGGAGAGGCGCAACACGCCCTGTCAATAAAAGCCGAGCGCGAGGGGTGGCGACACGTTCCCATGGACGAAATAAAAGAGGCGGCGGAAGCCAGGGCAAGGCCAGCGCCGAAGCCGAAGCCGAAGCCGGCGCCAGAGCCAGAGCCCCGGCAGGCCAGCCTTGCTTTTTCTCCAGGCGAAACGGTGGAGGTTGCACAGGCGACCTTTACGCCCAAGCGGGTGGGCAACACCATAGCCGCGGTGCGCGGTGAGGTGTTTCACGCCCTGGGCACGTCCGGCAATCAGTGGGAGGCGTTGATCCCGGTGGACTACGCCGATGATGGCAAGGGCGGTGCGTTCCCGGTTTACAAGATGCCGAGCGGGTATCAGCTCGTTGACACGCACCTGAGATCGGCACACGCGGCGGGGGTGGACGGCACGAGCTGTCAGATATGCGGGACGCGGATCAAGAATGTTTGCCATATCGTGCACCACGACAAACGGATCCGGTTGGAGGTGGGCAGCGAGTGTGTTCAGAAGTTTTCCAACGCGGAAATGCCACAGCAGGCCCAGGCCGCGATCAAACTGCTCAAGATCAAGATCAAGCCGGAGGAGTTGCCCCACATTAACGAGCTGGCAGAGCGCGGCGTACCGATGGACGTGGCCGTTGTTCGCGCCAGGGCGCGCAGCGCGGCCGGCCGAGCTTGGGACAAGAAGCACAGCCCGCCCACCGCGGAGCAGGAACAGTGGTGGAGCACCATCGGCCAGGGCCAGCTAGAGGAAGCGCGCCGCGGCAAGCGTGGGGGCGGCTATGTGGCGGATCACCTGTATGAGCGGCTAATGCACCCGGCGCACGACGCACCAGGCAGCGGGCACAACGGCCTGGGCTGGCACAATTCCAGTTGGTCACGCACCAACCGCGGCGGCCGGTGGGAGTTGCACGAGGGGCTAACGCTGGCGGAAAACTACGATGAGGCCCGCGCCGCGGCCATGGAAGCCAGAGAGGAGAAGGCCGCGATCAAGGCTTATCCCGAGCTGATCAAGTGGGCCACGATCCTGAAAGAAACCCGCGGTCACAAGCTCACCGATGCGCAGCGCGCGGAGATCCGCCAGGCGCACGACGCCGCTACAAAGTCCGGCGAAACCAGAGTGCCAGCCCAGACGGACCATGATCGGCTAGTGGGCCTAAACGCCGTGGCAAAGCGCCGCGCCCAAGTGGCCTGGGATGATGAGCACGAATACCCGCGCCGTACCAATGAGGCCAAGGCCGCGCGAAACGCCTTGGAGGACTACTTTGAAGCGCAGGATAAGCTCCGGTCCTACACCGACTATGGCTATAGCCCGCCGGACGCCTTGAAGTATCGAGCCAGCGGCGAGTCAATCACGCGGTTTAGATACCTCGACGCGCTAGGGCCGAATGAGCGAGAATACTACCGGCAACGCTTGAAAGAGGCTGGTTTGGAGCTGAAATGAGCAAGATAGACGATCTGGTAGCACGCGGGGAGGAACGGCTGAGCAAGATGATGCAGCTTGGCTTGTTTGACAACCTGGGCGGATCGTCGGGAGCTGGGGAGCATTTGCCCGACTCCCATACCAGCAAGCCGAAGCGCGAAGCGCGCCACCAGGGCGAAACCAAGCCGGACAAGCCGAAGCGCCCGCCAGGGCCGGACCTGAGCACGATTCACGAGGTTGACGCCCACCGCGACAGCGCGCAGCAACACCGCGCGCACGCGCACCGCGCCAAGCTATCCGGTGACGCGGAGCTGTCAGACCTTCACCGCGCCGCGGCATTTCGGGCGGATCTCGTGGCAACGTACCTGGACGCTGGCAAGCCGGCCGCGGAGGTTGAAACCGCCAAGCAATCCGTTGCGGAGGCGGTAGACACCATCGGCCGGTTAGAGGCGAGCCGTAAAGCCGAGGCCGAGCATGAGCGCCAGCGCCAGCACCGCGAGAAGCAGATCAGCGGCGCCAGGGGGCACGCTTCTGCTCTGGTCAGCGCCGGCAAGGCCACGCCGGAGGGGCTGCGCGTGCTGGCCCGTGGAATGGAGGATAGGGGCTGGAAACACGCCGCGAAGGAATACCACCGCGCCGCAGACCAGTTGCAAGGCGCGCAGGCTACGGTGAGCCAGGCGCAGCTCGCAACAATGCTGGACGAGGTTACTGAGCGCCGGCCTGGCGGGCGGGTGGTTAAGCCAGGGACAACGCCGGAGCAAGCGGCGAAAGCTGCCGATGCCCTGGAGTCAATGCTGGACGCTAACCCGGTAGAGAAGCGCACAAGGGCGGACGGCAGCAAAAACTGGCAAGAGACAAACCAGCACGCCGTACTGCGAGTTATCGTTGAAAAGCTCAGGGAGCACGCAAGCCCAGGGCCAGAGGTCGCAGAGGCAGCCAAGCCGGCCGCGGCGCCAGCTCCGGCCAGCAAGCACCACGCTGGCGAGCCGCCCCCCGGTGGAGGTTGGCGCCGGACCACGAAAGGGTGGGCCAGAGGCCGCGGCCAGCGTTACGAATGGAAGCCGGTGGAGTGGTGGAAAGAGGGAGAGGGGAAAGCCAAGCCAGCGGCCAAAAAGAAGCCCAAGCCACAGAGGGAGAGGCCCGATGTTCGACCCGAAGAAAATGATCAGCCCCGAGCCGCCCGAGCTGCCGGAGCACCTGAAGCTAAACCCGAGCCCGAGTCTGAGGTATCAGGTAGACGGCCTGGACGATCTGCCGGAGGACGAGCAACAGCAGATCCTAGCCATGATGCGGACGCCGGAGAAGCCGAGCACACCGCGCCCGACCTAGCCGCCCTGGAGGCCGGCGCCCAGGCGCAGCAAGGCAAGCGCCAGCCGACCGGCAAGAAAAGCGGCCCGTCTATCCAGCTTGAGGCGGACCTGTTGCCGCCGATCCCAGATGAGGCGCGGATCAGGCCGGACATTGCACCGTTCCCTGTGCCGCAGGGGCCGATCAAGGATCTGTACCCGCACCAGCGAGAGGCCGCGGAGCGGATCCTGGCGAGCTGGCGCGAGCGGGACGGCTGCCTGATTGCCGATGAGGCCGGCCTGGGCAAGACGCTATCCGGCGTTGCCGCCATGATGCAGCGCGGAGGGCGCCGGAACCTGATCGTGGTGCCTACCAAGGGCAAACGCGGCCTAATGCGCCAGTGGCAGGATGAAGGGCTGGCCCTGTACGGAGTCCGCGGCAAAGGGAAGGATGAGCTGGACCCGGAGATCGATGGAACATGGCTCATTGGCTACAATGATCTGTATGAATCCGTGGCCGCCGAGGATGAGTTTGACGACTGGCACGTCGTTGACACCGACGCGGTTGAGGAGATCCTGAATCGCTACACGCACCGCCGTGCGCAATGGTGGAGCGCCGGCCTGGCCGACAGGGCAGCCGAAGCGATCAAGGATGAGATCGAGTGGCAGGAATGGGGCACCCGCAAGAACAAAGAGGAGATCGCAGAGCTGCGCCGGAATTGGGCCGATGCGGTTGAGATCGCGAAGCGGATCGAAAAGCGTTACCAGGGGGATTACCCGGACGGTCTGCCACAGCGAGTCATGTTCCAGGGAATGTCAGAGCTGGCGACAGAGGTGCAAGAGGACCGTCGCGCAGCTCAGCGGGAGAAGCTGAAAGGAAAGCGGACGCGGCGGTTGCGCAAGGCTCTGTTTGACGGCCAATTTGACACGATCTTGTTTGATGAGTGTCACGGCATGGTCAACCAGAAAACCACCACCGCCAAGGCGGGCAAGCTGCTACAGGACCAGGCCGGCAAGGTGCTTTACATGAGCGCCACGCCTTACACCTACATTCGGGACATGAGCTACCTCAAGCGCCTGGGGTTGTTTGAGCCGGAATTTAACGAGGACAAGAACAGGCTGGAAACCTCAGACGAGGCGTTTATCCGGTGGGTTGTTTCTCTGGGCGGCGAGCCGTCCGAGGGGTGGGTTGCAGACCCGAAAACGCCCAAGGCCAAGGTCGCGGTGGCGGCCAAGATGCACACCGAAGGGTCCAGAATCAAGCGCGTGACCAGCCTTGAAGGCACGCGATCCATGTTCCACATGATGCCGCAAGAATCTCTGTCGGAGGACGCGCAGAAAACGCTGGAGATCGGCGGCAAGGTGTTTGGGATCATGGAGCGGTATTGGAGGAGCCTGGCCGGCGCGCACTACAAGAACTGGAGCCGGCAGTACTTGGAGACACAGAAGGTAGACGCCGCGGTTGCCATTGCGCGGCGCGAGCTGGAGAAAAACCCCAACGCTCAGATCGCGTTCTTCACCTCGTTCAAGGAATCGGACCACGGCCATATCCGCAACGCGCCGGACGGGATCCGGCGCCTGGCGGAACGGGCCGCAGAGGATCCCGAAAAGTACTTTTGGTTCGACCCCGCCCAGGCCGCGGAGGACATAGCCGAGATAGAGGCGCTGATACCGCAGCTCCCGCCCGTGCTGCGCGGGCCGGACGGTGAAAACGAGGCGATAGTTGACCGCCTGACCCGAGAGTTTGGAGGGCCGAAGAAGGTCGCTCAGATCCACGGCCGGACCAGCAAAAAGCCGGAGGTTGAACAGGCCCGTTACCAGAGCGGAGAGGCCAAGGTCGCGGTCTGCACCATGAGCAAGGGCGGCACCGGGATCAGCCTGCACGACAAGGTTGGCAATGCGCCGCGGATCCAGATCAACCTGTCCCTGCCCTGGACGGGCAATGAGTTTGATCAGGTTAAGGGCCGGTCGCACCGCCTGGGCAGCAAGAGCAACACAGACATTCACTGGATGGTGGGCGACCACCCGACCGAGCAGCACAACGCCGCGATTTGTGGCAAGCGCCTACAGGCCGCGGGCAGCCTCACGATTGGCAACCAGGATCTTGCCCAGGACAGCGCGCACCTGGCGGACTTTGACGAGGGGGACGGCGCCGGCGCGGATCTGACCGACGATCCCGCCGAAGCCTATCGGATCTCGCACGGCACAGACCGAATGATCCGAGAGGGAGAGGGCACCGACGAAGGCAAGGAGCAGCGGTGGCACTTTCGGAAAGTGGCCGAGCGACACCGGGCAGGCGGCGACGTTGTTGGGGAGGTGACAGAGCACTTGGAAGCGCAGCGCAAGCGCAAGACAGAGCTGGAAGCGCGCCGAGCATCCGAGCAGCTAAAGCAGGCCGCCGGCATTAACACGCATTGGGATCCGACCGCGCATGTTTGGGTATTGGATCGTAACTCGCTGAATTGGAGCCAGAGCGAAGCCCTGGATCGGTTTATCGCGCGCAAGACAACCAACGCGCGGAGCTTGTTTTACCTGCATGAAACCCACATTGACGCCCACAGTATGCCCGCCCTGGCGAAGATCATGGAGGCGGACAAGCATCCGGTGGATATGCGGGACGTGGTGCAAAAAGCGGTGAAGGCAGAGCGCGCGATCATTGACACGATGCGCGGAGCCACCCGCAGGCGTGACATACGAATGGAGCCGGTAATTAACGGCGACGGGGATCTGGAGTTTCACCTGTCCGGCAACAGCTTTGCGTATCAGCACGGCATGGAGGCGGCCGGCGCCAGCCTGGTAGACATGGGCGACGGCGACGTGCGGCGCTGGACGTGGGTTGTACCGGAGCAGGCCGCGGCCAACGTGATGGAAAATTTCGAGCGGGTTGACCAGGAGCGCGACTACCCGCACCGCTTGAACACCTACGGCCGCGCCAGGATCGATGAATACAGGGAGATGCACGGCATGGATAAGTCAGAACGGCTAGAGGCTCTGTTTGCGAGGGGCAACGCCTTGCGCAAGGGCGAGAGTCCTCCGAGTGGATTCACGCAGATCACGGGCAGCGCCAAGGGCGGCTGGCACAAGAAAGAGGGGAACCATTACGTCTACTGGTATCCCGGCCAGGGCGTTGTCAGTTCGCGCCACAGCAGCGACGTGCACGCGGATCACTCCAAATTGCCGGAGGGGTTTAACAAGATGCCCCTGGAGGACCGCGCGGAAATGACCGCGCATTGGGATCACGTCCGGCAAAACCTGGCAGAGTACAAGCCGCGCACCTACCACGGCGATACGCAGGCGGCCGTGGTGGAACATCTGGAGGACATGCGCCGAGCTGGCAACCTCGTGCCGTCGAATGCTGCCCTGGCAAAGAAGATGATGCTCACGCAGCTCAAGCACGGCCGCGCCGCGGGGATCCCTGAGCCCGCCCTGGCGAAGCTCATGGAAGAAAACGTCCGCAAGCTCTGTATGCAAGAGGTGGAGAGCGTTGGGCGCACCCTGGGAGATCACGGCGTGCGCCACCTGGCGAAAAACGCCGAGCAGACCGACCGGATCTTTGACGCGGTAGTCGCGGGAGGCGGCCAGATCACGCCCATGGAGCGGTTCATGGCCCATCAGGTGCACATCGATCACGACATGGGCTACACCATCGGCGCGATTGCCAAGGGCGGGTTTGCCGTTGCGGACAAGTACCACCCGCAGGCCAGCGCCGTGCTGGTGAGGCAGCAGGCGGACAAGTACAAGGCGCTGTTTGGCGACAAGTACCAGGCGTTTCACCAGGCCGTGCTAACCCACAGCCGCAGCGGCGTGGACTGGAAAAACGATCCGTTTACCAGCGCGATCCGGCTGGCCGATAACACTCACCTGTTTGCGGACAAACTGCCCGAGGTGTTGATGGACTCCCGCCTGGGCTCCGAGGTGATGGTAAAGATCAAGCTGGCCGCCGAGCTGATCCCGCCCACCGTGGAGGTGCGAAAAACCGACCCGAAAACCGGAAAGGTCAAGGTGAAAATGAAGCGCACCGAGCAAGATAAGGCGCGCTTTAATGCCCTGATTGGGAGCATTCGAGGCCAGATGCACGCCGCGGTGGACGGCAATTCGGAGCTGCCAAAGTCGATCAAGGCTGCGCTGAAAAAGGCCATCGGTGAGATCGGGGAGCTTACGCCCAAGTTTCTGGTGTCGCGCCTGGCGGGACGTGATCCACAGTTCCGGTTTGAGGGCGGCGACATGCACGTCACGATCCAGCAGAGCGCAGCTCGTGAAACCATCGGGCAAGTGTTTGGCGACGATCAGCCCGACAAGCAGTTCCGCAAACTGCTGGAGGACTACGACACGAGCCCCGAATCGGCGTTTGACGCCAAGCCGCCGCCGCCGCATGTCCAGGTGGGCAAGGACGGCAACGGGCTGTTTTTCCAGTGGCAGAGCGGGGAGTCCGAAAACCAATCCCACCCCGTTGAACAGCGCCACCGGGAAGTGATGGAGCGCGTTAAGGGGGAGTTTGAAAGGGTCAAGGCCATGCCGGCGGGCAAGGCAAAGCAGGCCGCCCTGGACAAGTTCTTTGCGACGGACGTTGCCAAGGCGCTGCGCCAAATCTGGACGCTGATCAAGGCGGACAAGGCGCGCGAGGATGAGCAAGAGCAGGAGCCGCCCAAGGGCAAGGGCGAGGCCCCACCGGACAAGCCGGAGGGCGAGGAGCCGCCGCCAGAGGGCGAGGATGAACAGGATCCGCTGGCGTCAGAGGACGGCGAGCCTGACCAGGGCGAAGGGGAGGACGGCGGCGAAGGGGAGGCGGAAGGTACGCTTCACACCACGCCGGCCGATGCAGCGAAGCTCATAGAGCGCCAGTTTCCACAGGTGAGCGTGCACGAAACAGCGGACGGTGAAGGGTTGCACCTGTACGGCCAGGGCGCCGATCAAGCGGTCCATATGATGCTGAAAGAGGGGTGGGCGGTGAGCCAGGGCAGCGACGGGTCCATGACCATCCGGCCGCCTGGCGCCACCATTCCAGAGCACGAGCGGTGGGATAACACGCACCACCCGCACGCCCAGGACCAGGGGCCGGAGATGGAGGATGAACAGGAGCAAGGGCCGCCGAATGGACAGCCGCGGCCAGCGCCAGGTAGTATGGGCAAAAGCTACGCTACGGCGGATTGGCACCAGTCCAGAGCCGATTATCTGTCCAGGTTAGGCGGCGAGATGATGTTTAAGAGCGAATATCACGGGTTTGTGAGCCAGCTCGATCATCTTATTGGCGCCCACCGCAACGCCGCGGAACAGCTCGCCAACGGAAATAGCCGAGAGGCGCGGTACTCCAGTTTCCATGCGCTAACCCTGGACCGCAAAACCATTCGGAGCAAATGATGAGCCACGAGCGACGGCGCGAGGAGCTGCTAGAGAAGGCGCGGCAAAACCGATCTGACAAGCAGCTCAGCCTGTTTGGGGTGGCCGCGGTAAACGAGGGGGAGACAGGCGACCTGTTTAGCCAGGGCGCCGGCCGCGGCCTGAGCGCGCCGAAGCCCAAAGCCAAGCCCAAGCCCAAGCCCAAAGCCGAGCCCAAGCCCAAAGCCGGAAAAATGACCGTCACCCTGGCGGCAGCTCCAAACCACGACTTTGGCGCCGGATCTCCAGAGGCCA